ATGTGGAATGAAGAGAAAGATCAGAACAGGTGGAAGATGAAGTTTATTTTGCCAGAACACAATGAAGCTCTTCGTCAACTTCATCTGAAGAAGCAAAAAATTGATCGGCCAGTATTAAGCCCAGAACAGATTGAGGAATTTGAATATACAATTGCCACAGCAATGAGTGAAGATTTACCTCTTAATTTTGAGTTGTTTGATCAAGGGTTCACTCGTGAGCTTACTGGTAAGGTTGTTTTTGTCGACCATGTAAGAAAAGAGTTCAGAGTTAAGGATGAACGTGGCGATACAAACTTTATCCGGTTTGCAGATATTATAAATGTAAAAACACCCTAACAATGAGTAAGGGTGTTTTTTAGCGAGGATAAGAAGGTTATATTTTCTTTTGCCCTCCATAAACTGCTCCATTTGAACCGGCACCAACAAAAACTTCAAATGTTCCTGAATTTACTACTACCCCCGCCCATTTAAAGCCGAGAATACCTTCTACATATACTCTTGAAAAGACTTCTTTATATACATATCCTTCATGACTTGCATCTCTTGCTTCTCCAAGAGCTCGGGGAGTGATACTAAAAACTGTTCCAGAAAAATGGCGATTAACATCACCGTCTTTATGAACCACTTTAACAGTTTTCTTTTTCTTGTTGTAGTCGAATCGACCTTCAGCCCACAGAGTAAAAATTTTACCCCCGCCCACTACTGCATAAGCAATAGTAACCGACTTCTCAGTTTTAGTCACAGCTTGGGTGCTCGCATCTGCAGAAGTAAATTTTGAAGTATTTTGGTGAACTTGAATGTCTCCAAGTTTCCCTAACATCACTTTAGTCACTCCATCATCATTTTTAAATGTATAAATTTTTTCAAATGGATCGGTGTTAACAGGTTCCGAGAAAGGAGACTTAGTGTCTGTTTCTCGAACATTAAATTTTTCGTACTTTTGTTTAAGTTCTGGGAATACTTCGAATGCATCTAATGATGTGTTTTTATATTTCTGAGGAGTTGGATATGTAGCAAAGTGCTTTTCAATCGCATTATTAACTTGATCTGAATTAGTATTTTGGGGAAGATTGTCTAGTGTCTTTTTTAATAAAGCTACATTTGTTTCGACGTAATTTCTGATTTGAGATTTTTCATCAGCTACTTCTGATTTGGCTGCAGCTGGCTTCATAAAACCCGTTGCACTGAACAACATTGCGACACCTAGTATTACACTTAAAACTTTTTTCAATTTTAAACCTCCACTGCCTTCTAAATCCTCGCTTGTATATGGGCTTCTACTTACCTGTGGAGATTCCTTCTTTTTTTTAATATTAAATGATATATGATATTTCCAAGACAAAAAATTAGGCCTACGATAGCAAGGATATAAATTGGCCATGCCAAGAAAGGAAAGAAATTAGCCACAATTGCTAACACAGCGATTGTTATCATATATAAACTTATCAACCTCATCAAAACCATAAAAACACTCCTCTCTTCATTTTGCATCCCTATTTTAACAGATAATACCTAATAATTCATGAGGATATTATCATCTCGTTATCATAAAAATAATAAAATCATATACAAATTTGCATATATTTGAGTATGTTACTCTTTTAATAAACACACAAAAAAATCCCCCCTCCTACAAAGGACAGGGGATTTACTTCATTCATTTTTTCAATGCTTTTTGAAGAGCTGCTTTAGTCTTTGGACCATATATGCCATCTGGGGTTAACCCATGCATCATTTGAAATCGAGACACTGCATTCGCAGTTTTTGGTCCATAGTACCCATCGATTCCATTATTGATCGCTCCCTTATCAGGATAAAAATAAATCGATGCTAAGGCTTGTTGTACGGCCTTTACAGCTGACCCTTTCATAAGAGGCTTCGTCACTTTTAAAATACCTGCAGGCAAACTGTATGTTTTTTTGACCTTGTTGTTTTTAGATGTTGATCTCGTTGATATGGTTTTGATAGATGTTTCTTTCACCGGTTTAGCTGTTGTCATTTGACTTGATGCTGATGCAATACCCGCCTTGAAGCCATCCCAACGATTTAACAGCTTACGCGGACACTCTTTCCCGCTCCAATGCTTATGCGGCACCACGTTTGATAAAGGAATTCCTAAATCCCCCATCAGTTTTCGAATGAGCCATTGGGCGTTTTTAACGGCTTGTTCAAAGTTACCGTCTGCATTTTCACAAATTTCAATTCCAATTGATTTCATATTGCCGGTTCCCCTGCCATCTCCTGCATGCCAGCCATTTTCGTTTAAAGGTAAATGCTGATAAATGACCTGATCATCGACCGTGTAGTGCCAGCTTACACCTGTACTAGATCGTTTCACAAACGATGCGTGACTCGCTGCGTTTGCCCCTTTTGCTGTGTTAGCTGTGTTATGAACCGTAATATATAAAGGTTTCATATAGTTGCCTGGTCTGTTGCGGTTACTCTTTGGAATAAAATCTTTAATGATTTTTACCACGTTCATCGTCTCCTTAAATTTTGATTTTGATAATTAAAAAAAGCCGCCTAATGGCAGCCGTTTATTTTGAAAGTCCTTTTTGTTTCAGAATTTCTTTCTGTTGTTTTCCTTTTTCGGTAACATAGTTATTTTTGAACCACGCTAAAAGGGTTGTTACGATTGTAAAGATCATTGAGCCAGCAAGGTACAATGTCTCAGCCAACGAAGTGACTTGATCCTCGCTGATCGGCAAGATTGGCTTGCCAAATAGAATTAATGCTTGGTTGATTAATGCCATAAAAAGAAGCACTGTGCGAATGACAGTGCCTTTGTCGAATGTTTTCATGATAATTCCTCCTATTTTAAATTGCGTTCAATTTTATCGAGCTTGTCGATCACAACGTCATATTTCTCACTAAACTTTGCCAACACATCATTTTGCGCTTCGATTTGTTCATTGAGCTTGTTTTCTCTTTCTTTTGTCGTGTTTAGAACATAAAACAGCACCCAACAAAAAAGAACCGCAAATGGTCCTTGTGTCATCAAATATTGAGCCAAATCCATTTCCACCATACTCACCTACCTCACTTTGTCCACCCCCTTAAAGAAGGCAAAATAAAAAGCCTTTCTACTAGGCTTCTGACGTTTCTTTATATACTCCACCGGTTATTTCTTTGTATTGATCATGAGTAACATATTCCTCCTGAACGCCCTCTTCTAGATCTTCAATTGAACAATCCTTGAACGACATTGCTTGTTTAACCATTGCAGTTGTGGCCCATTTATAAAATAACGCTAACACCCAAAAATTAAGATTCATCTGTAAACCCTCCCTTCAATTTAAGGATGTCTATTCGCATTTCTGCCAGCTGCTGTCCTAACATTGCATTTACTCTTTCTGCCTGTTGACGAGCGATTTTTTCTTTCGCTAACTGTTCACCAATAAGAAGTAATTGCTTTTCGACCTGGGTCATAGGTTGTTCATTATCTAATTTCAGATACTCTTGCCAAGCAGCATCCAACTCTTCAGCTGAAGGCTCAGGTTCTTCTAAGAGCCATGTATCTATGAACTGTCCATCTCCATCATCCCGAACAGAGTAATCCTTACCTAGTTCCGCATTCGGGTATAAATATTTGATCGCTAGCGCCTTATTCATCTTTTTCCTCCTATCTCAACTGAGACATGGTAACGTAAGCTGTGTTTATTGATACAGTCTTGTTGGTCCCTCTTGGTGTTATATAGAAAGTTACCTTATCTCCAGCTTTAAATTTTTGTAATAAATAAAGCACGCAGGTACTTGATGATGTCGCTGGATTCCAGTTTCCGAACCTCTGGTATTCTGATCCGTTGACATAACAGGCCAAGATATTATCTGATCCGACTGTAATATTATTACTAGTGACATAAAGCCTGATTAAATAAAGACCACTGTTTTTCAGTGTGATCTCAGCACGAGAGCGGTTATACTCTGATAAATCATCCGCTCGTGATGCCCCAAAAACAAGCTTTGTTGCAACATTTTCAGCGGCTGAAACAGATGAATTATTTTGATCATAAGTATCAACAAAAGTGCTGTTTGCCAAATCCTCTACTGTTAAAACTTGTTTCCATCCTATGAAAACTCCATCAGTGTGAACAGTGCCATACCAGTACATATTGTCAAAACTTCTCCATAAACGAATGTCTTTTCTTGTCCCTGCGGTTCTGACATCAATATTAAACCACGATGAATCATTTGTGGTTGGCTTGTTTGTAAGATACTGTCCAGCTGCGTAATAACTCCCAGCGGGTAAAGATAAGATATCCGTTCCATCCAAAACAGTTGGGAGCGGCTTACGATCTCCCGAATCTTGCGTCAGTTTATAGAGTTGGCCATTGTTCCATTTATCTTGTTCAGCTATTGTCGGCAGCCTCGTCCAAGTGATAGATATATGGTTGGAATTATAGTAGAAGTAATATGCATTACCTGACGTGTCTACAGCAAATCCAGTTCCGATATTGTTTTGGCCAACAGTCTGTATTCCTCTCAAATAGGCGTTACTAGGCGCAGGGGAATCCTCTACACCTGGGGATGCAATGAAAGTACAAGTCCCTTTGTCTTTAATCGCATCATAAATATTTTTGTCAGCTGGAACAGAAATCAAGTATTTGCCGTCATCAGCTGTGATCTTATATATCTGCGATCCATTCCATTTCTTCTTCTCTACTGCAGATGCATGCGGCTGAGTATCGCCAATATGTTCTATGATCTGATCTAACAGTCCAGTATCATTTTCAAGTAATACTTTCACCATTTCATTGAACAGATCCGCATGAGCCTTGTCACTTGTTTCAAACTCTTTAGGAGATTTAATGTCCATCAATGATCGCTCCTTTCTTAATAGATGTCATCAATCTCAAAGATGAATTCAATGTCACCATCTTTTTGCTTATCTGTCATGGTACGGATGGCTGTAAACTTTCCATCTTCATCAACAAGAGCTAGTTCATTGATTACTTCTCCAGCAAGCTCTCCTTCAGCGATGGTGCACGTGTACCGGATTTTTGCCGGTTCCATGAAAGTAAAAGAGTCAATTTCTTTTTGAACAAGCTCACTCTTTAATTCTTTTTCTGTTCCATCCAGGGAGATTGGCTTGCCATCTTTCGTCCCACCATTCCCAAAAGCCATCTTAACGACTTTTGTGAGCTTTGTTCCTTCTGCTCTAGCCTTCGCCATTTGTTGGCGAGCATAAAGCGTTGTAACGGTTAATTGATCAGCCATTATGAATCCTCCTTTATAAATCTATTTGTTTGGACGTGGCAGCTAGATATTTTGAACCGTCTAGCGGTACTGATCCATCAAGCGTCCAATATTTCTGTTTAATGATTACACTTCCGCTTTGCTCATTTGATACATGAGCAGCCATGCGGAATGTCATTTTCTTTTTTTCTTTTCTAACCTGATTGAAACGTGATCGAAGTGTAAGAGCTGCTTGTTGTTCCGTTTCATTTCTGGCTCCTACCATGACATATCTTGTACGGCCAGAAACTTTCATTTCTTTTTTGAGCTTCATGGCCAATTTTAAAGACTGCCTAAACCGAACAGGAATGTCAGTAGAATTGCGCGATCCGCTCAAATAAAAAGTTCCATTCAGTAAAAACTCTCCATTTAGCAGGATCGGGATGTGATCAAAAAAGCCCACTCTGCTGCGCAGTGTGAGCCGGTTATAATAGTCTTTGATTTCATGAACATCCGTATGATGAACGCTTGTGAATTTGTAAGCCAAGTGCGCAGGCTTTAAGTTTTCAAGCGTCTCCACAATGTATCTGGTGTTCTGTAGGTCATCCAAATTAACACGAAGGGAGAAATGATAGCGGCCTGTCGTTAGACGAACCACTGCGCTAGGGTTCTTCAAGAACCGGTTCACTGCTCTTTCTAGTGATGCATACGTGATCGGTGGAATGTTTGACATGAGATTCAATACACGTGCCCTTCTCAATTCAATCGAGTCACCTGACTCACGCTGCACCTTCAGCATTCTTTCCCATCGATCCAATCCCCATGTTGCTGTGATCGGAAAAAGCTGATCAGTCATATCAAAAATAGAATCGTCTAGCCTTTCCATTTCAGGGGCTTCGGATTTCATTAATTCATCAAATTCAGTGATCTCCGTTAGATAGGAAGGTAAATAGGCCTTCATATCATCATACTTGCTCATTGACGATCACCTGCCCTAGACGCGGAATCTCAATGTCCTGAAGCGGCAAGTTTTTGGCTTCACCGTTGATCAAGACATCCGCATAATCAGAGACACTATCCGCATGATACAAAATATCATTGATCGCTGACATTCTGATCACGTTCTCCTCAAAAGCAAGTGATTTCAGGAGAGACTTGATCTTCTCTTCTATCTCTTGTTGAGCATCTTCAAGTGAATAGTCCATTTTAAGCTCCACTGATAGGGACACCTCAACATCTTTCCACTTAGCACTCTCGATGGTTGCGGTGGCTCCAATCGGTGCTTGGCCTTCCCCTTCGCCCGGAACCGGATCAATGTACTCCCGCACCTTATTGACAAGCAAATCTGTCGCAACGTCAAAATTCCCGTCAGTGATGACAACTTTTACTGTGCCTTCACCATTCCAAAGTGGAAACACCTTCGCCCTGCCAACTCCTTCTACTTCTTCAGCCCACTTTTTATAATGAGCTTTGTTGGCACTGACAGCTTCACGTCTTGCCCTCATCAAGTACCGCTCATAAAGAGCTTCATCATCTTCTTCCTCTTGCCCTGGTATCTTCAATTCTTCAAAGATGACAGACTCTAATCCTGGTATGTTATCGAGTGATAAGAGCGGCAGCTCTGCAAAATTCCCATTGCCTACAGCACCAGTCGTTTCACATTTCAAAGTTCCATCAGATTCAAACTGAAAATATAGACTATCAATGTAGAACCTTGATCCCGTTGGTATTCTTATACCTTCGGGCGAGACTTCAACGGACCATACAGCACTTGTGGCCGCTTTACGAGTGATTCCAACTTCAGCAGCTCGTCTATCTAAAAATTCTCCCTGCGCTGTATCCGCAAAGACAATATCGAATACCTGATCAAGCCATATATAAGATTGAGCAAGTTCCGCAGCTGCAGGAGCCAACGCATTCCATATGACGCTGTTTTCACGTTTATCAATATCATCGGGTATACGTTCCAACATGCGTTCCATGATGGCTTCATAAGACTGATCTTCAAACATCTTCGCCAATCACCTCCTCGATCTCCAAGGTTCCCTCATCTGTCACAACATTAAAGACCACCTTAAAAGTTGCCCCTTCTTTAGTGATCTCAAAATCTTGCACACTTTCAATTCTTTCATCAACAAGAAGTGCTTCTTCTATTAGACGCGGGATCTCCATCTCCTTGTATTCATCAGTTGCTTCTTCATCAGATACCGATTCCTGCACCTCACAACCAACATCATGGCTGTAGATAGGATGTGCATACCGCTCTGTCCTAAGTGTGATGTAAACGAATTGGCGAATGGCATCGAGACCATTAATCTTTTCATTGGTTAGACGGCCAGTTTCAAAGTCGATTCGGTAGGTAGTCGAAGGTTCAACAATATCATCTTCATCTTCCTCAAAATCTTCAATTTCCTCTTCTGGAGAGAGTGCCATCATGAACCACCTCCTACTACTTTATCTAAGATGTAAAACATCTGACCGCCTGTCATCGCAAGGACCATGACACTATCGCCTTCTTCTAGCTCATCATCTTCCCCCTCATCTAATCGGGCTGGCCAGATAAAGAGTTCTTCAGGAATGATGAGTTTGTCATTTTCGTTGAGCCTAACACTAAGAGGAGAAACAGACACCACATCACCGAGTATCAATTCCATTGGTGATTGTGCATCAACAGCATCGACAGCCAATCGCTTAATTGCCTCGCTTAGTTTCATGTCTGGTTCCCCGTTGGGATCGTATTCTTTTCAACGACATCAATCGTCATGGTGTGTTTGGTTCCTTTAAATTCATGGCTGTCTTGATCGATCCAGTACGTTTTTTTGATACCGATATCCGGAATGATGATGCGTATTGGCATGCCGCTTTGTAATCCAGGAATACCTAGAGCTTGGATACTTTTCAGTTCTTTTTTTACACCCTTCTTTTGCGCCAGTCGGACATCAGCCCTCTTTTGCAGCTGTGCTTGGTTGATCTCCCCTGACACTCTTTCAACGTGCTGCAGGATGCCGTATTTACTTCTAGCAGCACTATCATTCGCCACAGCCAGCATCTCAATCTCTTTCTTTTGCGTGACAGTTTTCGGCTTCGTAGGTTTGGTCGTTTTCTTATCTTTTTCTTTATCTTTGTCAGTAGTCTTAGATTTCTTTTTTTCCTTCTTCAGCACCTTAATTTTTTCCACATGTGTCGCTCTCATCTTCACACGTGTGGCTGTTTCCTCAATCGAGGTGCTGTACTGATAATCAATGAGATTCACGCCTGATTCAATGACCCATACTTCGGACGGATCAGGCCAAGCTCTCAGCCCCATTTTGCCTTTAGAAGAATAAATCTGATAGTTACGTCCTGTTTGTTTCTTTGTTTCTCTTAGAGCCTGCAAGATGATGTCATAAAGGCTTGTATCGTTTTTGAATACAAGCGATTTAATGACATGGCCAGTGTTTGCAATTGACGTCATCGGGATCTGAAAATCTTGACCAAGCCGCTTCATTATCTGATCAGCCCGCTTGTTTGCAAAGACATATACATCCTGGTTCTTCACCAAATACTGAAGCATGTCGTAAGCAGTAAAAGTGAGCTTTTCGTCCTTCGGCGTTCTTGCAAACACTGTTCCTCTGAAAAGCTCTTTTCCCTTCCACTTGAAAAGAACCGTGTCACCCTCTTTGATGCTGTAATACTTTTGACTTCCTTGTTTTGTCACGATCGTTGCTTGTATTGATCGGGGAGCTTGATACCTTTGACCACGAAGCGTGACGCTCTCTGTCACAAGCTCATACATGGTCCCGCTCCGCACTGCAAAGAGTTCTATCAATTGGATCACCCCTATTGTGGTATTTTTAATTTTTGACCAGGGAAAATCCAATGCCCTGGTTGTCTAATATTGCGTCTACTTCGTTTGATCATTGCGGCTTTATTCGCATTCCAAATGCGGCGCCATTTTGTACTATCACCATAGAAGCGGCCAGAAATATCCCACAATGTATCGCCCTTTTTAACGGTGTATACTTTTGGCGCACCTTTTGAGCTGCGTTTTTTGCTGCTCTTTTTGGCTTTCCGTTTAATTTTTCTAGGTGATGCGGTTTTGTATTCCTTCAGCTGCAGCGTGAATTCACGATCACCGACGTCATACGTACCTTCATTGTGATTGAAACTTTCTATACTGCATTGCATATTGATTTTGGTTCCTGTGACAATAAAACGTACAGGCTTTTTTGACTTCATGAATCGCTCTATTTTGGCAATCGCATTCTCTGGTGATGGAATACTTTTATATTCAGCGATCGGTGTATACTTCTTGGGAAAAAAGGCTGTAAATGAAATTTGGCGAGCCCCTGGTACATCCAAGAATGTGAGCTCGCCAAATTTTGATACTTTGATAGATTCATTTTGTACGTTGTTGTTCAGTTCAAGTTTTTCAGGAAGAACAGGGAATCGTAGTTTGTCCTTCCCTTGCGAAATCCATAATTGATATTTTGATTTAGCCATCGATCACGACTCCCTTCGTTCCTGTGTTGATCTCTACTTCTAGTTCTTCAGCTATTGATCGTTTAATCTTTTCAACAAGTGAATCTTCATCTTGGCCGTTATGGAAGTGCTGATCACCATTAAAGTTAATGATGACCTGTTTTGAACCACCAGAAGCAGACGGTGCATTTGCTGTGCCAGCTGTTATTGTTTGCACCTGCCCTTGTGAAAGTTCAGATGATGCAGCATTGGCTGGATCATAGACATCCATTCCAAGTGCTTGTGCAGCTTGCGCCAACAAGTAGCGGCCACGTATCCCGCGTTCTTCAGGAATAATCCATTCACGCTTGTTTCCTTCACCGACTCTGGCGATTTGCTCTTGCGTGATTAGACCACCGTTTGCATAACCCTTATATGGTCCGCCGTTTCTGATACTTCTTAATCCAGGCGTATTATAGACACTTCCATATCTGCCTTTGATGTAGTTGATAGCAGCTGCAGCATTATGGATCGGGTTCCAGATGTCATTCATGCCGCTTGCCTTGTTTGAATTAAAGGTCGGATCAATGGTCTGCATTAATCCTTTAGACGGCGTTCCTCTCTTGGCGTTTGAATCCCATAGGTTGATCGCTTTCGGGTTTCCACGTGACTCATTCTGCGCGATCGTCATCAAACCAGGTAGCCAGCTCATAGATGTGCCGGTTGCCATTAAAGCAGCCATCAGCCACTGTTGAACACTCAGGTTAGATGCACCCATACCACTAAATGCAGCGATTAAGGAACCGGCTTGATTCTCTGCGAATTTCTTCACGTCAACTGAATCAAGACCTTTGACGACACCAATCGATGCGAATTTTCCAAGACTCATCATGACGCGTGAAGGGGAGTGAATGTCTAGCTCTTCCCTAAACGCCTGCTCCACTTTCTTGGCCATGTCCTTGGCTGCTTGTGTCACTTCGCTTCCTTTGGAACGCATGCCGCTGTTAAAGGCGTCAATCATTCCAGCTCCCCATGTAGGTGACTCTTGTCGAGCAGATACGAAGGGTTGCCTTACATTTTGATCTAAGAATTGACCTGTGCCAGTTGGTGTCATGTTTTGACCTGCAGCAAAGCCACTGACAGTTTGAACACCATACTGCGGAGTCGAAGTCTGAATTTGAGTAAATGGTTGCTTGATATTAGCTTGTTTCCATTGCTCCATTGAGATGACTTTATTATTTAGTCCCTTCTCAAATTCAGACGTGAACTGTTCCCCATATTTTGATGCGTTGCCCGCATCCCCAATTGATACCGTTCCACTTGCAGACGTGGAAACTGATGACGCAGCCGCCGGTCTCATAGGAGATGATGAACCTGCTGGAGAGGTTGGTGATGTACCGTTTGGCACTACGGACATTCCAAGATGTGAAGCAGCCTGAGCAAGCAGCATCTTCCCTCGACCTTTATTGTTTTCAGTTGGGATGACAAATTCTTTCCCTGCCTCGCCGATCCATGAAAGTGTTGGCTTTGTGATATAACCACCGGTGGCTTTCTGATCTGGCTTTTTCCCCTTAGTAGGGATTTTTTTATACCCTGTCTTTTCTTCACCTGTTTTTTCAAAAATTTTAAATACATTTCCGTTGGTTTCTTTAATTTTACCGACTACATTTCCTACAACTCCAAAGATTCCTTGCCATGTCCTTTTTAAGTTCTCAGCATGCTTTTTTAATGGATTAAATACTTTCTCTTCAAACCATCCACTCACTGTTTTCCAAATACCTTTGATAATTCTCCAGGCATCCTGAAACTTTTCCCACACAAAGGTAATCGCTGGTTCCGCATATTTCTTATATGGCTGCCATACGTTTTCATAAAACCAAGTAGAGAGTTTTTCCCACGTAGTTTTAATCCAATTCCACGTGTTTCTAAATAGATTCCAAACGAATATAATGGCTGGTAAAGCGTAAGTTTTAAACGGCTGCCACACATACTCATCGAACCAAGCTGCAAGTATCACCCATGTGGTTTTAATCCAGTTCCATGTACCTTTGAATAGATTCCAGATAAACATGATAGCTGGAATGCCATATGTCTTAAATGGTGTCCACACATATTCATTAAACCACTCAGACAATACTCCCCATGTCTCTTTGATCCAATTCCATGTATCAACAAGTTTATTCCATACCACACCAATGGCTTCTACTGCATATTGACCATATGGTTTCCATACCTTTTCCATGAACCAAGTTGATGCAACACCCCATATGGTTTTAATAATGTTCCAAGCAACAACAAAAACACCAACAACAAAGTTGATGATTGGTACAACAAAGTTATAGATAGGTATGAATACTTTTTCCATGAACCAGTTAGAGACTTTCTCCCAAGTGGTTTTAATTTTTGTCCATGCTTTTTCAAAAAAACCACCAATTGGTTCAGCCACGTTGTCATTGAACCAAGTAGAAATATCTTTCCATGTATCTTTAATCCACTTGATTGCATCCTCTGACCATTTGACGATCTCGTCCCATTTCTTCTTGATGGTTCCATTGTCGAACATCTTTCCAATCCATTTGCCAAGGTCACCGCCAAAGATGCTCCCTAAGATTCCACCGATTGCTGTTCCAATTCCAGGGGCGATCATTGTTCCGATTGCCGCTCCACCAATTCCGCCTCCTAGATTTCCTGTGAACCCACCGATCTTCTCGCCTTTATTATCATTGTTCATACCAATTAACTCGGTGGCTGCAATCATTGTACCGAGAATAGGAATACGTTTTCCGATGCTCTTTGCACCTTTACCGACTTTACCTAACAATCCACCGCCACGCCCTTGATTTGGCGTTGTTGGTCGTACCGGCTCACCTCTATTGATCCAAGGCTGACGATATTCAGGAGTTCGTGGGTTCCTCGGCGGTCGCCCTGCTCCTCCAGCTCCACCGATTACACCACCGCTTGTTCCTGCTCCCATTCCTCCTCTTAAACCTTTTCCCCATTTGTAGACAGCAAAGGCTCCAGAAAGAATGGATTTGAGCGGCTTTAACAACGTGGCCACTTTCCCAAGGAATGCAAGCGCAAAAGCATTGGCAATCAAAGCACCAGCAATTGATCCTTCTCCTGTTAGGGCATTCCAGTTGATTTCACCGATCTTTTTAGTGATCCGAATGCCTAATTGTGCAGGATCAAGAGCTTCAAGAAACGATTCAATGAATATCTTTCCTGCTTTGGCTCCTGCATCAGTGAAACTGTCCTCAGATGATTTGTCATCAATACCAAGCAGACCGTTGATCACGCCGTTTATGATGCCACCATAAGTCTTGCCGACATTCTCAGCCATCTTAAAAAGACCTGGTTTCCCTGTCTTTTCCCACCATTGGCCAAATACGTCTTTTGTATTATCAAGGACGAGCTTCCACCGAGTTTCAAAGTCCATTTTTCTGTATTTTTCTAGCTGTTCAAAGTGTTTCTTCAATTTGGGATTATCCTTAAATTTCACTTTGAGTTCTTGTGTCTGTTTTTTGGTTAACTTCTCACCAGGAAACAGAATTTTAAATTGGTCACCAATGAATCCGAAAACACTCTTTGTCGGATCAAGGAAGCTGTTAGCGAATTTCTTACCCGCTTTTTCAGCTTTGTTTGATAAATCAGTCAGCACGAAGGAATATTCCCCACGCCACGTTCTAAATGCTTCAAGTGCAGGTTGGAACGCAGCTGCTAGTCCTTTACCCCAAGGCATCAAAATAGAGTTGTTGATGAATGATTTAACACCAAGGAATAAGTTGGCCAAGTTGTCCGACATTTTGATCATCATGTCGTTGTATTTGCCAAACTCTTTTGTTACTTCTGGCCATGTTTGCTTTATGTCTTTGCCGCTCTTTGCAAGTTTTTCGAGCTTACCTCTAGCATCACCAGAGATTGCCCCCATTTCTTGAAGAGCAGCCGTTGCGTCACCGATAGGACGCCCCGATTTAATGCCGTCATATAAACGCCCCATCCATAGCGCAACTTCTGAGAACGGCCGCTGAACACCTGCGGCAACATCCCCGACTAGCTTCATGCCTTCTGTAGTCGATAGAGCGTTCCCTGTGAATACTTGGAGGACACGACTTGACTCGAAAATCTCATCACGAGTAAATGGCGTTTGTCCTGCGAAGGCCGTCAGCTCGTCCAGACGTGCATCTGCTTTTCCTCTGCTGCCGAGCAGTGTTTCAAAAGCCGTGGTCATGTTCTGTCGATCCGCTACCATTTTGAGCGGCACGACAATACCACCTGTTGCACCGGCTCCTACTCCAAGCAACCCAAGTGTGCTGGTGACAGCTGACACGATCCCTCTCAATGGCTTTGTGATAAGATCAAGAACCTTGATTGTGGTTGTGTAAGTCCGTCCCAAGTGGGTATTTGCAAATGAGACAGCCCCACGTACTGGAGCGGTAAAACGATCAATCGCATTTATCGCCACCCTGTATTCAGTCCCTAACGTGTTCCGAGTATAAGACGCTATACGGCTGACCGTTCGTCGAACCATATCAACGGCTCTAATTGTGTAGCTGTAGCCCCGGCCAAGCTGACGCGCTGCATATGATGCAATACGTCTGATCCCTGCGGTCGCACGATCATGTACGGTTATTGCAAACCGCTCTACTTTGCCGAATTTCCGATCGATGTAACGACGCAACCGGACAAGTCCTGGTGTTGCCTGATCTTTAATACGCATCAACACACTATGAGTACGCGGCATCTTGCGTTGTAAAAAGCCATTGAACTTTCTCAATGCTTTTGTGGCCAGATCATTTACATCCAGTGTCAGCTGATATGTTCGAGCAAGGTCACGCAATACAAACCGCTGCACACGTCTTAATGCAATTGTGGCATTGTCCCTGATCCTTAAAGTGATTGGCCGCTCTGATCTGCGGCGCAATCTATCAAGTCTCTCTAGGTCCCCTCTGATCAAACGCAATTTACGCGTGATCCGGTCTTGTAAATCAAACCGAGCGGTTAAATGAGCCATGTCTTATCCCCCTTTCTTTGATTCTTTTTCTAACACTTCAAGTTTGTGGGCTATCAACCCAAACAAAAAGCCCTTGAATTCCCTTGGCGCTTCATAGACCTCTATGAGTTCAGACGGGGAGTAATGAAGCTCATGCATGCAGTAATACAGATACACAGCCTCTTTATCCCCGTCTTTTATTAGTTTTTTGCTGCGTCTTCTAAATCTTCAATTTCATCTTCAAAACCGTTGACCTCAATGGCTTTGTTTAACCAGTTCGCATATTCACCACCAACAGATAGGACACGCTTTGCCACTTCGACTGGATCTTGTGTGTTGTATGCTTCGCGCAGTTCTTTTGATTTGAAATCAGGGTAAATAGTTGATTCAACCGCAATACGTGCATAAAAGCGTTGAGAATCTAAGTCTTTCACACGTCCACGACCTTTAACATTCTTGTAAGTCGTGTTTTCTTTTTCCAGTTCATCGATACGTTCAGTTGTAATGGCTTTAAAGACGAATGGAATCACTTCACCCTTTTTATCAACAAAGCGCTTTGAAATGATTGATTTGATTTCCTCTGTCTCAGCTGTTTGTCCTGGCATAAAGAATGAAAGATCATATACGTTGTTTGTTTGTTTTTCGCTCATGTTTAAAAACTCCCTTTGATTTGTTTTTTTGAATGCAAAAAAGCACATCCATTTTTTGAATGTGCTTTCCAATCTTTTCATGTATAATAGAGATCGTACAATTGAACGGCTTACTCAAGGGTGGTCTGGCTCATCCCCGTAAGAAAGGGGGTGATGCTCATGTCGACGTTTCAAGCGATTTCGCTCATGCTTTTATTTGGGATGTTTATCCTTGCATTGTTGACTTACGTAAAGAAAAAATAGACCTCCCTTGAGCTCTGGACAAGTTAAAGGGTAGAGTCTATTTTCAAAAATACTTTATCTAGCTTTCGGATTAAGCCAGCCCCTTGAAGGGCCACATTGTACATTGCCGGGATGTTGACGCATCCTGGCTTCTTTTTATTTTATGCAAGTTGCTTTGCATGTAAACATACTTTTGTCTGAAATAAGTCATACTTCATTACAACTGCATTTTAACACAATTCTTTTAAATTCGCTAACATTACTTGGCGAATTCGCTAATACCATAAAACGAATTAAAATGAATCCTTCAGCTTTTCAGGAAGATCAAAGTCCTCAAACGTGAAAGGAACCTCTTCTTCCAGTGCTTCTGAATCCACATCAAGCCCCGCGATCTTTGCAGAATCAAAGTTCACATCAAACAATGTGACACGCTCGGTGCCGCGGCCGGATGATTTGTCATCCAGTACAGCTTGAATGGTGAAGTACGGATCTTGCCCTTTCTTTACATAGTTCAGCATCAACTGAACGAAACGTGATGTGACTTTATAGAAAGTCGCTGTGCCGGTCCCATTCGCACCGGTTGTCTTGTGACCGGTCATACGACGGCCCATGACATTGACCTCTGATTTGTTTTTCTCCACGTTCGCTTCAAACGTTTTGATGAACGCCATTTCCTCACCGTCGAGAAAAAGACGCCCTTCCTTACCTGAAATGGTATTCTGCGCTTTAAAAGCCATCTTATTTCACCTCTACATTGAAATAGAATTTTTCAGCTGCATCAACAGGTTGAACAGCTAGATCAATCAAGAAACCGTCACGATCTTCATTTAAAGCGATCGTAATATCCGTTTCAGAGTCAAAGCCAGTGATTCCAGATCCATCTTGGAGCTGCGTGAGATATTGCGTGATGAGTGTTTTCACCAGCTGCAGCCCATCATCAGATGCGGGAATGTCATTGCCATTTGCTTTGCGTAATTTAATTAAATCCTTCAATTCACGTGTGAGATCATTGTTGATCGCATCAAGCACACGAATGATCTTGTTTTTACCGAATGTCTTGTTTTTTTCCGTTGTGTAAGTCGTTAAAGAGTTAATGTCCTTCTCAACACTTACTGTACGATCTCTCGCATCAAACGTGAACAAGAATTCGCCTTGTGACAAGCGGTATTCAACTTGATCATTATCAAGACGCTCTAACGTATCCACAGCCCCTTCATATTCCACAAAGGTCAGTGACTGATTGAAGTTGGCTCCTGCAGATGCACCGGCAACCCATGCAGTTGCTTTGGCTGGTGTGATCTCTGTACCATCTTCTAGCAGCACACCGCTTGTGACATTGATGATTCCCTCGTGATTAGCTTCATAGTTCGGTAAAACACCTTGCACCTTACGACCTTGGTCATCACGCAGACGCTTGACGAAGGCCACAAATGTCGCTTTTAGTTGCTCGCTAGTGTTATTAGGCAGAGCAATTACGTCAAAGTATTCTGTTTCAGCTGCTTCTAAGAAGGCTGTATAATCTGCCACGCTTGGCACACCATTTTTCCCGCCGCTTAGTGTTACACCAGCGGTAATCGTCACTTCACCTTCACCAGAGAACGAAACATATTTGTTTTGCTTCAGCTCCTTGACATCAGTGACAACCTGCTTATCAACAATGTCTGTCCCCACATAAGTCACAACATCACGCTTGGAGCTATCCAATACGTTTTCAGTGACTTGGATCGTGACCTCATTCCCTTTCTGTCCACCATAATTAGCAAGAACGTTGAAATTCTCGCTGATCTGAGCCTTTGCTGGCTCACCTTCATTCAGGCGGTAAAGTAAAACCGTTTGTGCTTTTTTCTTCGCTTCTCGGAAAAGAAGCAGTGATTTGTCATCGATGTTTAATCCGACTTTTTTATTTAGGTCATCGATGCCTGAGATAGAGATGAACGTCTTAGGTTCACCCCAGCTCATCGTAATCGGGAGTGCAACGGTCCCGCGATCACCTAACGTAATTCGCTGCTGTGCTGTGGTTTTGAAATTGAAGTAGATACCAGGACGTTTTTTCTCTGTACCTGGTGTAAAAGTACCTCCATTCATGCTTAAACCTCCTTAGACAAAAAAGCATCAATCTGCTTCTTTGCTTCTGTTTTTGTAATTGGTTGATCTTTGATATAAAAAAGAGCACCCTCAAGGATTTCAGGCTTTACGCCAAACAATTCCTTGCTGTGCTCCTTTAAGGCTTCAAATGAAAAGCCAGGTTCCTTTGGAATAACTGGTGCGGCTTTCTCTTCTTTCACCTGTGATTCATTTTTATTCTTGGCCACTTTTTATCACCCCATCTGAAAAATTTATGTCGTCTAGGCTTGGCTGTTTATCTCGGTTGTACCAATAGGCACTATCCCATGTGAGGACAATTGTTGCCACGCCTTGATCACCATTCCTAGTTTCTGCCCTCTTAATGCGAACATAATCATCAAGCGGTTCACCTTCTTCACTGACCATCTGAATGATATTCCGATCAGCTGACAAGGCATCAACGATTGTTTCTGCCGCATCATGAGCCTGCTCAGAGTCCTTGTGAAACACTTTTATATGCAGCGTGTATGTTTTGAGAAACGTTGAAACAGTATCGTTTCTTGTATTGACCCATGCAGCTGGAAAGTACATCGATGGGATTTGAAACTGTTCAGGAATCTCTTTTTCATATACTTTCACCGGAAACTGCTTATAACAATAATTCATGATGGCGCCGACTTCTTGATTCATCTAATCACCGCCCAAACTGCTGATTGATCCACCGTTGGAGCCTGTTGTCCAGAGCTCTTTCAAACATTCGTTCAAATATCGTTAGAGCATTATCCCAATAGCCTGTACCCTCGACCCATTGGAATTTAAGGAGCATCCCTGTTTCTGCGTTCGGATCATATTCAAAGCGATCTCCTACCCAACGTCCTGGAACCCATCGCCTGTCCTGATTCTTTGATGGATCAATGGTAAAGTGTCCGTCGTTCGTGTATGACGCATACTCTAAATTCGTACCGACATCTAGTGTAAGACCGCCACTATCCATAGAAAAGACGTTCTCTCGATCACCTTTTTGAAATGAATTCAGAAGACGCCGAGCATCAACCGTTTTTGTGCGAATAATTTCATCCTGAACAATATCGAGAAACTGATACCCCATCGCTTCCAGCCATTCCTCATATTCCGCTCTCAAGTCGCCATTGATAGCTGCATCCAAATCCTCTATGAACTGATCAAGACCATCAATTCTCATAGGCTTTCACTCCTCATAGCCATCACCTCGATATGATGGTTTTTGATCTTCCTTGGCTTTTGCAGTTTTAAAGTAATGCCTTCCCATACTACTTTGTCATTTAGACGAACATCAGCAGTAATAGGAAAATGGACAAGGTACGATTGATGAATGGTTGCGTTTGGCTCCTGCTGTGTGATGGATTGGTTTTTCTCCGTAAAATAACATGGCTGCGCAACTTGATCAGGCTCATCAGGATATGAAAAGAGCGGCTGCGCATCTTGGACAGGTATTCCATAGCGATCTTTTGACAGCTGCTCTGTTTGCAAGTGATATATATCGCATCGATCCGTTAATAATGATTGATAGCTCATAGCGATCTCAACCTTAATTTAACGCTGCCTGGATCTTCTGGCGCTTCTCCTGGCTCGATATAATCTATCAACAGGTTATACACATCTGGCTTTGAAACGGCGTTACCATCTGCCAGTGTATAAGAGTAGTCACCAATCTTTTCAGACTTGTACCCTTTGATGATTGATTCATCCCCGTTGATCAGTGCGAAGAACTGCGCCATTTTAATCAATGCGATCTTCACCTTTTCAGGAAGTGGCTGATATTTTTCACTTGTGAAGTTATGGCCTACAATCCGAAACACTTCCGCTTCAGCTTCAATGATGTCACTTTCCAATAGTTCATCCGAGCGGTTTTTCACAGATTCAAAGACTGTATATGCCCTAACATCTTCAGGAGAGATCAGCATCAGCCTTACTCTCCTGTTTTTTCTTGTTGCTTGAGGATGAAGGCAATTCTCTCACTCTTATCTTTGAGCTGAGTCGGATCGCCGCCAAGATCAATAACAATGGTTTCTTGTTCAGTTTTGTTCATGCCCTTCAGTTCTGATTCAGTGTAGATTTTTTGTTCTTGTTGCGGTTCTTCTTCCTCTTTTGGCTCTTCTTCCTCTTCGGACGGCTTTTCTTTTGGTGGATCATCTGTTTTAGGATCATCAGCAGGAACATCAAGCTGCTTACAATCAAAAAACTCATTGCCATCGAGATATTGAAATACCTTTTTCTCAATCTCTTTCTCCTGATTTAAATGAAAGACATGCCCCATCACAGAGTATGTCTTTCCCTTGATCAATTCAGCTGTATACATATTGATCACTCCTTGACCTTGATGATCTTAGCAACAGCATCCTCTTCCTCAAATTTGCTGTCTAGCTTCGCAGTAAGGACGATAATGAACTTACGATTACGGATGTCTTTATCTACCTCAATACGGATATTACGAGAGAAGCCCAAGATGATGTTTTTTGGATGAGTCAATAATATGTCTGAAACATCTGTGCCGTCCGCATCATACGGTTGCATGTTTGCAATTCCTTTGACTGGAACACCGAATGCAGAAGAAAGCCCACCTTGTACTGCTGCATCTCCTAAATTTGTTTGACGATCGGCCACTTTATCTTTCCACTCGACCTCTTGCCCTGGAGAAGAATAGAAGCGGAACTCTTGTGGGACGCGCAAATATTTTGGTGGAACAGCTTTGTATCCTTGTTTGAATACTTGACGTGTAAGTGGTTCACCAGCAACATCTACGATATGAGATTTTGCTTGTTTGCGGATACCATCTAGTTGAGCAAGATAAGTATCCTCAGATTTTGTATCACCATTTAGGATCAATTCTTCAATATCAACGGCTGCACGCTCAGCCAACATCTGCATGATAGTGTTTTGCAAATTATCACCCTCGATGTTATTTTCAAGCGTGTCATATGTGATGTTTACTTCAGCGATGACTTCTTTTGCAGTTAGCTGAACAGTGCTTGTTGTTGGCGCAACACGATCTTTTGCCTCAAGCGCTTTGCCTTCTTCTCCAGCACGCAAGATACGCTGCCCAAAACCGATTTTTTCAATCTTTTGCGAATCACTTTCCATTGGAATGACACGTGCATCTTGCAGCAGGGTTGGTGTGTTTTGCACCATACGAATAAATGTAGATGCTTGCGTTGGATTCATGAGACCGCCTGTTTTTAAAGTCCCAAGCGTGACTTCCGCTTTGTTAATTACCTCTTGATTTCTCACTCTAGTTCCTCCTTTTTCTCGGCTTAAAGCAAGCCGCCCCATACCGTTTCAGATTTTTGTAAGTCTTGTTGTTGTGCATCCTCTACGCCATTACCTTGCGGACGTGCTTTTTCAAGGGCTTCGACTCTTTCAACAACTGGAGCCAGTGCCTTTTCTACAGCTGCGGCCATTTCTTTTGCGACCTCTTCATCAATTTGTTTTTCTTGCGGATCAGGTTGCTGCTCGCCTTCGCCTTTTTCAAGGTCTTCAAGTCGTTTTACAACCGGTGCAATTGTGTCATCTAGCATCTTTTGCAGATCTTCTTTTTTCACTTCTTCGTTCTCCTCCTTCTCTTCCGCTTGACTCAACAGATTGTCGATAGCGGCTCTTGCATTTTTCAATTCAGTTAAGTTAGCAGCTGAAAACTTTCGGCCAGCTTTTGCGACAGCTTCAGGTGGATCAGTTTGGATCCCAGCCAAGTCATCAGTAAGCAAAATCTCTTGTGTAATTTCCACAAAGTCTTGCAGTGCTGACCTAACCTTGTCAGGATCAGTCTCCAAGTCTTCATCGTCGTAAGAATCCCATTTATACAAAACGGAATTCAGTGCATCTTGTGCCGCCCAAAACTCACGACGCATGCGGCCTTTGTCGTACCTGTTCTTCACTTCTCCTTTTGATAAAAAGAAGTTTTTGAGCAAAGAAAAAAGCCCCTTCTCTTCAGAAGCTGGCTCACACTCTTGTTTTCCTATGTCTGCTGTTCCGGCCATTGAATATCCGGTGATCTCACCCTTTTGAATCTGGTTCCAAATATCTTCGGAAGCCTTTGTCACAAGGACCCACGATCCTTTCTTGATAATCTCCTCGCCCATTTCAAAGTCAGACGGAGCAATGTACGATTCAACGACTTCCCCGACACCGCCTTGGAAATCATGCTGCTTGTCGATCTCACGTGCATCCTTCAGGAACCCATGAGCGGCTTTTTCAATCTCTTCCGGCGTCATGTAATCCCCATGTGCATCAGCTACGTTGGGTTCGTATACAATACCGTATACTAGACGCTGCGCATCATCAGCTTTTGCAATGACTTTGATTTCCTTTTGAAAGTCTGGCTGTTTTTCTGACTTCATAAAAAAGAACTGCTTTTGATTAGCAGCCTTGTCCACGTATGAAACGTGTGTGATCTTTGCATTTATTAATTCCCTTGGCATATGTTCACCCCCTTTCAAAGAAAAAACTGTCTTTTAATCAGACAGTTTTTCACCACTCATATAATAATCGCCAGTAATTTTTTGCAGCTGTTTAATTAACTTAATTACTGATGAACAGTATCTCATAGCTTCCTTATAATCAAGAAACACTGCATGTGGGTTTTTAACAATATCATTTCTTAGACTCCATAAGCCCAAAATGTTATTAGCCATATTCTGAGAAATATGTTCTTTGTACAGAAGATCTCTCACTATTTCAGGTATATCTCTTAAGTTATTCTCGCTTAATCTAACTACTACATACCTTAATTCTGCCTCAAGCTCCAGCCAAGCTGTATAAACAGCTTCCTCAGGAGACTTTTTTGCCAAACGCTCATAATGCTTTACATATCCAACATCCAGTCCGTTTGTTTCAGCATTATTATGACTATTTTTATTGGGGGCACTTTCATGTTGCTCATCTTCTTTTACATCTTCATTTTGCTCAATTTCATCTAAAGTTTTTGCAAAATCAAGATGAAGAATATCTTTATATTTAAAACTCAACAAATTACCAACTCTACTAAGAATTACTGTTATAGGTTGTTTTAAAATCAAAACCACTATAATAGTTGCTAACGAACCTGAAGTAAGTATTGAAGAAAAGAACTCAAGCCAACTCATATTTCCCCTCATTCCCAAAGTAATGAGGATATTATACTATTTCATTCCATGTTTTGTAAGACTCTTCTTCTAATCTCTTCTTTTTCCTCAGCAGACAATCCTAGAATAACAGGATCAACCACAGGACCAACCGCACAATGGCAGTTCACTCGCTCTTTTGGCGTGAGCTGTGTATCTCTTGGAAACATGCACCGTTCTCCGCTGCCTGGTATCTCAAACTCTTCATCGAGAGGGATGATAGTTCCATCCAGCTGCACATGACTTTCTCTTGACTGATTCTTCTTCCCACCGCTGTGCTTCCACTTCTTCCCCGTTACAGCTGGAGATTGCACATATGACTCATGTTGAGCGACAGATGATGCAGTTAACACTTCAGTTACAGCTGTCACACGTGCGCGCTTCCGGCTGAATTCAGGAAGGTCCTTCAGCTCCAATTCAATCTCCTGGATAGAGCGGCCTTCTTTTATGCCCTCTTTCAGCGTTTGTTCTATGGCTGCATGTGTATTCAGCTTCATCAGCTGCGCCAACTCCTGCGACCAAGATTCAATCCACTCTTCGGTTCTTTCAGATAGAACCTTGAATGGAATATCTGCATCGATGGAATGCATGATCTTCTCAGCCAGCTGCGTGACGGTAAGTGTTAGAAAGACAGCAGTTTCTTTTCCGAACAACTCCGCAAATTCATCAGCTGCAAACAAGTCATTTTGGAAGAACGCTAGAATTGATTCTAACGTCTCCGAATCGTCCTTGGATACAAAACCATTCAGTTCATTCAAAAACGTCCTGCGTTGCAATCTGAACAATCTAGCGATAGTTTTCTCGTACTCTTCCACCAAAGAGGGTATATCCTTCAACTCAGGGAAATCAGCCACTGCCGCTTTGAGTTCCTCGACCTCATCTGCCTCCGCTTTTTGTACAAAGGTATTGATGTTTTTTATCAGCTGATCAATCTTGCTCATTTGCGGATCTCCTCTAGTTCATCCCTAACATCTTTTAAGAGATGGATCAGATCTTCCTGAGAGCCTGCTGACTTTTGAAGAACCGTATCAAGCAAGCTAGTTGATCCCTTTGGCTTCGCCTCAATTGGTCGGTGATATTCTTCCTCTGGCCATTCTTCAAGTGTCTTACCAAGAATACGACCAGCTAGATCACGCAGGTCATTCGGTGAAACCGCTCCTGCTTGAATAAACGGTGTAAGAACCTTTGCAATTTCGAGCGGATCACGAAAGTCAGGACCATTTAATATTAGTCGCACATGCCAGAGATCGAGATCAGGAAGAAACAGCGTATTGAGCTTGCCAGTGATGATCATTCTCTCCGGCTGAAATACCTGCTCTTCAGTTGTCTTACGAGCGGTGTCAGCTGTCGCCTTGTTATAATCCTGTGATTCGCCTGTGTAGATCGGCGGCAGACGGAAAGAAGAACGTATCTTGTTTCTCGTCTTCTCGTCGTATTCAAGGAACAGCGCATCCTCCTGGAGAATTTCGGCCAGTGATTTTATTTCAACTTTCACAGGTGCAGGGTCTTCATCATTGCTTATTTCGTCCTTTTTCTTTTTAGGAATCCCTTCGACTTCAAGCAAAAGAAACTTATGAGCATTGTCTGAACCCTCGATGCCGTTCATGTATTCTTGCAGCTGCTGATAGGAAGACTCAGACAGCATTCCATTTTCCACTGTAATAGCTGCCGGCACATGACGACCTTGTTTAAAGTACAGATAGTTCAGTTCTTCAGCTTTGCGGGCTCCATACATATTGACGATGTTACCAATCCAACGAGGAACACCATATGTACCGCTTCCGATCTTGAAGTGAATGACTTCGCTTGCTACAAGTTCAGGTGGAGTTTCTTCGTTGTACTCTCCAGTAGAAGAATTCATTGTTCTTGGATCGCCGTATTCCTTAAAGAAAACTTTTTTTGTGTTGACCTGTTGCACATACTTTCTGAACCGCTTCATTCTTTTGAGAGATTTGACTTGACCATGATCAGTATATTTAAAGTCAATCTCAACAGGATCGCCTATCTTACATATTCGCATGTGCTGAGCATCTAAATATTCGATCCCTGCTGGTTGCCCTGTACCATTACGTAACACTTCAAGAAAGCCATTCCCTGTCCGCTCCCGATCTTCTATCACATACCCTAGAACCACTTCGGCTGACTCATCATAGTTCATATATCTGGCGAACTCTTCAAGCCTTGTCCATTCTTTTTCAGCGGCGGATTTCTTTGCTTTTGGTGCATTCTCAGCATTGAAGTCAAAAACGTATTCAATTCCCAAGCCGAAACCTAGAATATTCGTTTTATACGCATCGATGCATTGCTGAAGAATGGTAGAATACTCGGCTATTTGTTTGAGCTCTTTGATATTGTATGGCGGTTCGATCAATCCATCGGTCTTATAGTTAAAATTATCATCATGAATTTGTTTCGTAGTTTGAGAGATCTCTGCTTTAAACACAGTTGCTTTCACATGTTTTGTCATAACCTTCTCATTGACCCCCTTTCTCTATTAGGGCGTTTCCGCTCTTTAGGCTGCTCTTTCAGATCGGTGACCTCATAATCATCTAACGCATACCAGATGGCTGAAAAAGTATGAGGATCAATCTGAAACTCGTCCTCTATGATATTGCCATTCTTGTCTGTCTTGTATGTGAGCGGCTGAAGCTCATATATCGTGTTTTTGCATGAATCGGAACATATGATTTTCTTGAACCGTTTGATCTTCTTGGTGTACTGCAAGCGTGATCCTTGGAACTTATGAGCGGCCACCATGTTGTATCCCATCTTGCGGAAATATGCGATTGTCTTTTGTTCATTGTCTGCCTTGATCAGCTCTTTTGTTTCTATGAATTCTTTCAAATCCTCAACCGTGACATCATCAGTCTTTCCACGATCGTAATACTCCCAATAGATATATAGATACTTCTTCTCGTGATCTACAGCTAACCTAACAACAGCGTTATATGAATCAACGAAACCAAAGTCCATACCCGCTCTAAGCAAAGGCCGATTAATATTTGAGATGGCCAGCATCACATCTTCATGCGGCTGCACCTCGAATTGTGGCAGCACACGAATTCCATTTATGCCAAAATGACCTTTTCGGGCTATACGATAAAGGTCTGGGTCGTATTCTTTTAGTTCGTCCAGTTGCTTGATATAGCTGACTGGAAGGAACAAGTTGTCTTCAGCTGTAGAATGATGATAGTACGTATCGTTGATAGCGATCGTTCGCTCTTTATATAACCTTTCATCATCCAGGATAAATCGGTTGTTTTGATCATCCTTAAAGAAATGTCTGTACGTCCAATTATCCTGACCGACAGGGTTCGTTGATAAGATCATGTGCAGCTGCAACGTTGGATGACGCAAACGACCAAGCAGCTCCTTGAATCCCTCGTACTTAACCTCAGAACACTCTTCAATCCAAATGATTGAGATGTTGTTGATCGACTTCAATTTGGTTGGCTTGTCCAACCCTTTGAAGATGATCCGGCTGCCGTTGTGAAATTTAAGCATGAGCGGTGATGTGCGGCACTGAATGACATGATCGAGTCCTAGATCATTCACGATCTCTTCAAACAGCGAATAGGTTGAATCCCTGTGTGTGTCATAGACTTCACGAATCACAAGAGCGGTTCGCTTTTCATCTAACAGCTTCAGAATTAGCTTCAGGGCAATATGATAGCTTTTGGATGAGCCGTAACCGCCCACCAAGAACTGAAACTTCTGATCCCAGTCAAAAAGAAAGTCCTCAAAGTGTGGATTGACCTCTTTTTCCATCAGTTGCATCAGCCATCACCTTTTTTCTTTGCTCTCTTAATTGTGATCTGTACAGAATCATCAACAGGTCGAGCGGTGATCCGCTCCAGCTCTGCTTCTCGTGTTCTATTTGCAAGATCGAGACCACGCAGCCTCAACTCATATTCAGACATAGTTTTCATTATGTCGACTTTCTGCCTAATGGCTTTATCACGTTGTGCGGTCACACGTGTCAGAGCATCTTCTATGCTCAATATCTTCTCCAGCAGCGGTGAGTCTGTCTCCTCAATTTGGACCACTGCTAGACGTTCATTAGTTATCGGAACAGCTTTAATCAGACCATTTTTATCTGGAGCCTGTACAACGTCTTTCATCTTCCTCATTTGTTGCAAGACTGTCCGCTGCTTATCAGTCAATCCATTCTCATATTTAGTGATCAAGCGCATCATTCTTGTTTCACGAACGCTCAATAATCGTATTGATAGATCAATTTGATACAAAGGATCAGTCTCAATCTCAGTAAAAAGCTTCTGTTCTTTTTCATCCATGTACTCAAACATGATCGTTTCATATTCACCAGTCTTGAATGAATTCTTGTTGCCTTTTGGAGCTGCACCACCCCTATTGCCTTTAGCATTTTTATTACCAGGTGGCGCTTTACCTCCTTTATTACCTCTGGCGTTTTTACTCCCCTTCGGAGCGCCAGGGCGTTTAGGAGCGCTCCCTTTCGATTTAGGAGCGCTCCCTTTGAAATTATCATCCCATTTATCGTTCGCTTTCCATTTACGGACGGTGCTACTTGTCACACCCAACTCATCTGCAATGTCTTTAAGTAAGCGGGCTCCACCGCTCTCTTTCCAAAGACGGAAAGCTTCATCTCTTCTCGGATCACGCGGTCTAGCCATTACATATCACCCACCTCCGAAGTGCTGAATTAAGTTTGAGTTTGTTTTCAAATATCGTCATGCTTCTGAAGATCGATGTCGAGTTCTATGAGCTTCTTCAGATCTTCCACTGAAGACAATTTGATGTTGCCTTCTTTAAAATCTCTTACCCATTGAGAGATGCAAGCCTGTGCAATTTTTCGATAGTTCTCTTTTGATTTATCTATACCTTCAGCCTGTTCAGCTTGAATGGTCATAAGCATTTCCATCTTTTCTTCGTCAGAAAGGGAACGTGTGTTTGTATTTTCTATTGTCATTCTCCCTGTCCTCCATTACAATAGTGGATGAGAGCGTGATATTTTCCCACAAACGCGGCCGCGTCTTGATCACGCTCTTAGGCAGGGAGGTTCTTTCTGTCTTTGAAGGGAGGGTGTTGTCAGCACCCTCTTTTTTTATTTAAACCATTGCAAATGTATCTGTTCTGCGATCCGTTTCATCATCACTGGAGGCACGCTCATCCCGCAGACATACTGCACTGAAGCGTCCATAAAGTCATAATCCAGTGGGAAAGATTGCATCAGAATAATATCCCTTTCAGAGATATAATAAGGTTCATCATATCTAATAAAGACAGAACCGCTTGCTAGTGTTGGCGGAACTAAACTGTTTTTAACTAATACTGTATTGAAATTCCGCTCTTTACCTTCTGTTCGTTTAGTGATGTCTCCAATGTTGCCATCGGACGGACGCCGCTTAATCCATCTTTTATATGTTTTACTTGATTCATTTAACCTTGATCCATGTCCACTTCTAAACTCTCCATATGTGACCGGTGGTTCATTGAAAGCCAATTTCAACGGTGACAGATTCAGGTCCTTTCTACGGCCAATAAAAAAGACCCGCTCTCTTCTTTGCGGGACTCCCATTGTGGCCGCGTTCAGCAAGAACAGCTGAACGTCATACCCGATTTCTTTTGCTCGCTCAATGACAAGTTTCACATACCCCTTTGCTTTTCCTTTGATCATGCCGCTTACGTTCTCGGCTACAAAGGTTTTGGGCTGCAAACGTTCTACAGCATCCAGGTAATGAAAGAACAGATCATCTAGTTTTTGGACAGCTTGTCCCTCTCTGAACGCCTTTTCTTTTCCCCAATCCTCTTCTCTTTTTCCGGCCGTTGAAAACACGCTGCATGGCGGCGATCCATCGAACACATCAAGATTCTTTAGTTCTTCAGGAAGATCGGAGAGCGGGATCTGGTTAAACTCTCGAATGTCCATGAGATAAGGATATTTCGGCTTATGATTCTTTTTATAGATTTTCATCATTTGCGGATCGATCTCGCAATTGCCTATCAATTTAAACCCTGCTAACTTGTAGCCCATTGATGAGCCGCCACCACAAGAGAATGTACTGAACACTTTCAACCCATTGGAAGGGATGTTTTTAAGATCACTCAATTTCCATCTATAGTTCATGTCGTCACCTACTCATTGAAAGAGAATCCGCACTTAGGACATGTATGCTCAAATTGATCATCTCCATATTCATCAAGATCGATCTCATGACTCTCAGATACTGCTCCACCTTGACCTGTATGTTCCAAATCATTCAGAACATCCTCTAATTCTGCGTCACTGAATCCAGTTAGGCTTAGATCATATCCTGATCCCTCTAAATCCTTCAGCAGTTCAGTAAGTTTATACTCATCCCATTCACCGTCTATCTTATTCAATGCGACATTCAGTGCTTTTTCATCTTGTTCATTAAGTGATACAACAGATACAAGAATTTCACTTGGATTATCCTCCATCAATACTTTGAAACGTTGATGACCACCTACAAGATGGCCAGTCCGTTCATTCCATACTAAGGGATCAATGTATCCAAATTTTTTTATTGAGTTTTTCAGAGAGTCGTATTCAGGATCTCCTGGTTGCAGATCAATTCGGGGGTTATATGGTGATGGGTTAATTTTATGTACGGGAATTGTTTTGATATTCATCGTTGTTTCCTCCTATAAAACAAATACTGCCGCTCTGGAGGCGGCAGCAGCTGCTTACTTGATGTAAAATTCGCTAGTGTAGAATGTTCCAAGGGTTGCAACATGATTGCCCTTTTTGTCGTAACGTTCCACATCAACTTTAAAGCGATAAGTGCCTTTTTTGTTACCTAGTGATTCCTTGATGCCGAATTCATCGTACTGTTTTTCGCTTGGGTTAAGCGGGTTAGGTGAATTCGTTTTGATTGTCTCCCACTTGCCATTAACCTTTCTTTGTGGAATAAGGTTGGGACCAGCACTAAAGTCGTTGTGGTTTTGTACCGCAATTCGTACAACCTTATCCTCTCCGATTTTGTGATTAGCTTTTGTCGGGTTCGCCGACACTCCAAATCCTGATGCCATGCTCATCATCTCCCTTTTTATATTTTTGCGCTCCTATCCCTCACCAAAGCACCTGCAGCCATACACCCAAAAGACGACTGTTCCCAAAATTTATCGTTTTCTTCGGACCCGGCCGCCTTGTCGTTGATACGTTTCGCGTCTCGTTCCCATGATTTCTTCCCAATCTCGCTTTGTTATCGGATCAGCATTGCTCTTTTTCTTTCGATTAGAACCAGGAGCAATGCGCTTTAATTGCTTCGTTGTTTCTACGGATAAAGAATCTCTGATCTTCATGTTCATACTCTCCTTGCCGAATAAGCACCACCTTACGCTATTCGCTTAAATAGATTTTGAAATGATGACTACACTCCGAGAGGATGCCAAGTACAGTCAATCATCAAATAAAATGAAAAACTGTCCTCGATACGGACGCCGCAGACCAGCTGCTATCCAGGCTCAGAATGTCCCTCTCGTATGGCCACATTCCTCAACACCTTTGTTCCGTATCCAGATACGCCATTGATAAGGGAAAGACGCGTCTCCCAATAAAAAAGCGGACACCAATCAAGGCACATAGAGTGCTCAATGATCAGCGTCCGCAGGTTCTTCCTTCTGGACAAAATATTCACGTTCGTTTTGCTTGTCTTAATCATACGATGATCCACTTAGGAAAAAAGGTCCCCATTTTATCCCCCTTTTTGTCGGCTTTTTCTCGGTTTTTTGTCGGCTTTTTCTCGACAATGCAAATAAAAAACAGCACTCATATGATTCCGAGTGCTGTCGAAAGGTTAAACGTCGCTTGCTTCTTCAATTTGTAATACCGGTCTTTCTTCAGACCCAGTTCTTCACACACCTCCAAATCTTTCACCACACGTGATGTCAGGTATTTCATACGGATGATGTCTTGCTCAATTTCATCTAGGCTGTTTTCGAGCGCTCTTTCTATCTGCCGGACCTTCAGTTCATTTAAAGCTTCCTGGTTCCTGAGAGAAGGAAAAAGGCCTGTTGCACCGTTTGCCTCTTGTTCCTTTCTGTTTTCTTCCTTCACCTTGAGGGCTCTATAGACCTTCAGCTCCTTGATCAAAGCATTCCGGACTTGTTTCTCATCGATCCCTGGCAGTAAACACAATTGTTCTGCTCCCATGTTTCTCAACCTCCTATAAACAATGAAAGACATAGACCAGGGCAATTTTGCACCGATCTATGTCGTTTGATTTATTCTTCTATTGGAAAGACTTTGATCTCAAACACATTTTCCAATGGTAGATAAATTGCCGATTCGTATTTATATTTATCTCCATCTAAATTTGCAACCCCATATTTTTCAACTAAACGAATGAAGTTATCCACCTTTTTAATATCAACCAATTGGGTTGATATTTCCGTGAATTCATCATCTATAATTCGTACATTCATCATTTGCGTTACCTCCGTCTTGGACTTATTTAGTTTTTAAGCCATTGCCTTAATATGAAGATCAGTGATCCATTGCATTAATCCTTCAAAGGTTGGATCACGTTTTTCAAGATGACAGTTAATCATATAATTTTTAAGATTTTCTCCCACATCGGAAAGCCAATCTACTCCAAAATATTCTGCATAAGCTTTCTGTTCATAGTCTTCTAACATATCCGCCATTTTCTTTGCAGTCATTTTTGTCATTTCGCTACCTCCTATCGAATGTTGAATTTAACGGACTCGAAGGTCCCGATATATTTTTTCTTTGCTGAATCTGTGTAGCAGTCAAGCTGGATCACGTATGTTCCTGTGCCGGTACGCTTGCGGATTTCTTTAACACTAAACGATTTTAGAGGCGTGGCCGCTTTGAAGCTGCCTCTTTGCACAAGATTCGTATCAGTTAAGCCGCCACCGCTTCGCTTTTTATAAACGCCAGCGGTGTAATATAGCGTGCTCGATCCCTTCTTTTCCGCTCTCCAATCGACCGTTTTCGCTCCTGCATAGTAATTGGTGTCATCCGTAAAGACTCGTGCTTGATGACCATATCCCTCGGTTTGCCAATTTGACCATACCGCTTGAGCAGACGGCGCATAAAGCACCGCCGCAATAATAATAGTTAGTGTGATTAGTAGTTTTTTCATTTGTCATTGTCCTCCTCTTACCTAAATTCCAAAGGTTCATTTTGTTGATGCGCTAGTTCCATACCCTCTGCAAGATAGAGAGCGTTGATTTTATCTCTATCATCGTCTGGCCAATTGCGGACAAGTTCTTTCAATCTAGCAGCAACGGTTTTACAAACGTCTGATGGTATGTCATCTTCACAATCTGAATGATCCAGCAATGGAATGATGTCATCATCATAGTTCTCAAATGGTATATCCCCACCAAAGCCCTGCATAGCATCTAAATTCATACCGATACATGCTGCTAATTTTCTACGGAAGTTATTGAAGCTACCGTATGACCAACATGCCTCACAATGCGTAAAATCTAATCCCATGATTCATTCCCCTTTCAATCCTCAGCTTTTATGAATTCCAGTAAAACGGACATTGGTTCAATATCATACTCATCATGTTCGGATGATACTTTGTTCCAAACGTGCATTGTGGCTTCCTTGTCTCTACCGTTAATTTTTGTGTTTATTTTTAATGGTTCTGACCCGTGTAAATCCTCTTTTGATGCTAGATCATTAGAATGATCCTTTATGTGTTGGTCAAAGCGTTTTTCGGCATTCTCGATGTTTAAGAAAAAACTTTCTTCTATCGGTAAGCCCATATAGAAAAGCTGAACTCGAATGATTTCATTTTCCTTCCTCATATCAAGCTACCGTCTACAGCCAGCATCATTTCTCCGTCGCTGGTTAAATCCTCAAGGACTTCTTTAAATGGTATTAATTCTTTATCTTCTCCGGTGCAGCGACTATACTTTGTTGCTGCATATAGTGCCGTTACTTCTTTGATGTTCTCTGCAAGTTCTCCCTCTTCATCATCAGCGACAACATCAGTATAGATTGTCATAGCATTCTCTTTGGTTTTTGCTTTGATCAATGCGTAATATGGATCATGCACCTCGTAAAATTTCATCTTCATTCACCCTCCGTTTTCAATTCGAATCCTAGTAAAAAAGCTAAATCGCGAACATCCCTAGCTTGAAATTTATATCTTAACGCAGTATCATCATGATGTTTTTCCCATGCATTCAAATTCTTCTGGATTGCTTCGTGTTTTTGAATTGCTTTCACATAAGTGTCAAAACGTGATTGGAGAATGTTTTCTTGTATCTGATTATTTCGAACTAAGGCATCTATGACATAGTCTTTATCTACAACAATTTCAACATCAATTTCAGGTGACTTTGAAGCGTAGACTCCTTCGCTATTTCTCATGATTATTTCACCTATTAAATTGATTTGAAATTCTTTGATTTCGTTCATCGTTTTTCCTCCTTCTCATCGAACATTTTCAAAATTTCTCTAATAATCCTCTGCTGCGCCAAAAGGTTTTTTTCGCAAGACAAGTATTCCAGCAACTCTTTGAGTTCTTCTCTTTTCTCCATCAGGCTTGCTCCTTCCAGTGAGGGTAATCTTCGAAATTCCCTATATGCTCATCATGTGATGCTGCATACTCTTTCTTTGTCATGTCCCAGCAGTCTTTACACATGCTTCCGGTGTCGCCCATAAAAGGAGAAGGACGTACTTTGTTTGCTGAATCCCCACAGTAGGAGCACAAGCCGCCATTATGAAAAGTGACTTTAATCTTTTTTAGTTGCTCATCGCTTATTTCAACTTGTCCGATTGGTTCTTGATAGAAATTGTGTGTTTCTACTAATTCAGGCACTCCACTAAATGCTTTGTGCTGACTCTTTTCGCCCTGTCCAAGATCAATTACAAGTCTGTCGTCAATCAAAAATAATAAGTATGTCATCAGTAACCCTCCTGCTGCCGCTTATGATTGACGGCGTTTTTTTGCATGTATGCTTGTTCTATTTGTTCAGGAGTAAAGCCGAAGCCAACGATTCCAATTGCCAAGAATAACGACCAAGATAATCGAAAGTGTAATTTTTTCTTAACTTCATCTTTGTACACGTTTGAATTCAGTAGATGCCATTGCATCTCCGTGAAAACTCCTGAAAGACCTCCGTCAAATCCCACTTCTTTGAAATCTTCAATCGCTTCTTCCGATACATGCAATTCATCTTTCCATCCCTTTTTAATCGCAATTGATAAGAAGAAGTGAATGCAGTCCGCATATTCTTCTAACAAGGGATCAACTTCACGGTATATAGTCACGCTTCCAGCTTCGCAAATAGGACACTCATCATAATTGGGTTCAAACAAATTTTTAAAGTCTTCTATGGTTGGAAATTCACCGCAATCATCACTTTCGCATCTAAAATGAGTAGCATTTTCTGGTGTTGCACCTGCAGTAGTGAATACTTTTCTTTTGGGTTCTTTCTTATCACTCCAATGCTTGAACCAGCGCCCTTCATTTGCAAACTCGCCTAGTTCGGTGATAAGTGCTACATAAGTGTTAGGCAGCAGGTCTTGACCTTCCAGCCCTTTTTCTCGGATGATCCGTTCATCTAACCCTTTTTGCATTTCAAACATTTTTTGTAGGTTCATTTCGCTTCCTCCCATTCTCTGAAACTGTATGGATAATCAACCGTTTCAATAAATCCGATTTCCTTTGCCTTTTGGCGAATCTTTTGACAGCCTTCACGACTGTAAGCCCAGATTTCTTTATAGTCTCTAAGGTGACCATATTGACCCGTGATGATAAATTCCCTAAATCTGTTGACCAGCTCCCACATGTTCCCTCCATGTGAAAATCCTTTTGCTGGACCGTGCCCTAATTCATATGGATAGACCCATTCCCCTGTGTAATCGTCTACGAAGAATAATTTTCCTCGTTTTCCAAATACAAAGCAGGCAACCGAATCTTTAGATTCACAATAAAATGTTCTACGATCAATGCTTGCTATGAGCTTAATCAGCTCGTTTATTTCAATTATGCGTTTAAGCTGTTCAGGTTTTGGCATTTTCCGTTTCCTCCTAAGGCTTTTAGTTTGCCTTGCTATAATATTTGTTCATGTGTTCAGGTACACACATTTCTGGAAGATTTGCTCTTACCAGTTGTTCCGCGAATGGTGGCGGAACCGAGTTCCCACATCTAGCGACTTGTTTTACTTTGGAATAAACATTTCCAAAACAGTCTCTATTTATTACATAGTTTGAAGGGAAACCTTGTGCGTTGAACAACTCATGTGGCTGCAACATCCTCATACCTATGTCTGCGATTTGGTAATCCTGCCCTTTAACAGTCACCAAGGCAAAACGATCCTTGGTTGTAATGGTATGTAAAGGACCATTTATACTCTGTCCAATTTCGGAACCATAATATTTGCTTAGAAATGCATAAACAGATTGGCTTCTGTTTTTCAAGCTTGCTGAAAGAACAGATGTTACCAATGCATGCTGTCCACCAGTTGTTATGGTTTTAATCGGCTCATCAATTCTACTTCCTGAATGTCCAGTGGTATTAACCATAATTGTCGGTGCTATTAAACAATGTTCTTGCTTAGTTGTTATAGTGGTTAACGGCTTTGTTAACTCGTATTGCAGGCGATCACCAGCGAATCCAGTTTGACCGATACGAACAATAAACGGGTTTGGGTTATTGACAACAAATCTTTGAATGCCCCGTGCAATGCGTCTTAAAGTATTATCCGCAAGTGGCTTTTTCCGCTTGAAGATGGATGGTGTTCCTATGCTCCAATCAATAATTTCACCAGCTATTCTCCACGGTTTCAGCTTTCCGACTTGAACAGATAGACTGTTTGGATCGCCATGTGTTGGCTCCGGCCAAACAATGGGTTTACCATCACAGCGGGCTATCATGAAAAAGCGTTTCCTGGTAGTCGGGGCACCATAATCACAGGCTTTTAATTCTTTGAATTGCACTTCATATCCCAATGCCTCAAGCGATTTCACAAATGATTTAAAGGTTTCGCCTTTTTCCTCTTTGATTGGGTACCCTGCATCATCTAACGGACACCATGTCTGAAACTCTTCCACGTTTTCCAGCATGATGACCCTTGGTTTTACAGCAATGGCCCATTTAACTGCGATCCATGCTAGACCACGAATGTTTTTATCCTTTGGTTTACCACCTTTTGCTTTAGAAAAGTGCTTACAGTCAGGGGAAAACCATGCTAGACCGACTTTTCGACCTTTAACAGCTTCTTTCGGTTCGACATCCCAAACAGATTCACAATAATGTTCCGTTTCAGGATGATTCGTTTTATGCATTGCAATGGCAGCAGGATCATGATTGATGGCTATATCAACTGATAACCCTGTGGCAAGCTCGATGCCTGTACTCGCTCCCCCGCCCCCTGCAAAGTTGTCCACTATGATTTCTCTAAAAAGATCAATCTGTTTCATTGCATCAACCCCTTAGCCGCTAGGCTGTTTTATACTCCGCACATTCCTTCGCATTCGTTTAAAAAGTGATCTATATCAAGCTGATCCTCATTGAAATCAACTTCTTCCAACGGTTTACCTGACTTATGCAAGAAGGCATTATTTTTGAATCTAGGCAGCTTACGAATAAGCCGATCTATTTCCACCGCATCTTGCCATGACTCTTGATCTTTGAGTTTCATTTCTCTCCATGCGTTAAAGTCATGAAAAGGACAGCCGATACAGCTAGATTTTGCAGGTGTACCAAGTCCTTCTCGCTCAACGTAAGTTATGCAGCGTGACCGATCTATTAAAGCAACATCTACCAAAGGATGCTCTGCTACTTGCCAGCTTTCCCGACTCGGCTTAACTCGTTGTATTTCATCGGTGCTAATGCCTTTCCATAGGTGGACAACTTCTTTAATCCTTTGTCTCGGCTTGTACCCAAGCAAAGAACGTATCTTCCGATTAACAGGTAATATCTTGTATTCATTTGTACACTGGCGACGGGCGATGCCGATTTCTCCATTCTTATCTTTCGTGAAAAAAGGGATGCTTGCGAATCTATTTCCTGTCTCAGATCCTTCAACAATGTCATCACGAATATTTCCGTTATCACAGAAGATGATTTCCCTTCCGTAAGTAGCCTTGATATGCTTGTTTATTTTCTCGATCCAGTTGTAAACGTGCTTCGGCTCCCATCCTGTATCAGAAAAGATGATGTAGTCCGGTATTACTCCATTAATCTCACCCTTTAGAGCCATCAAGAGTAATGCCGTTGATTGAGTGCCGCCGCCGTATGATAAGACGTGTATATGTTTTTTGCCGTCATCGTATTCTTGCTTGATCATTGCATCAACCCGGCGATCACGATAATTGCCATGAACCCAAGCACCGTTAGTATTACAGGCCCGTTTGAACCATGCTTCTCCATCAATAATCCCTCTCTTTTTTTCATTCTGCTTGCTTGGCCTGTTGATCAAACCGGCGCAGCAGCTCATCTTTAATTGTTTCAGCTTTTTTTCTTTGTCCTTTGATGTAAGGGCTATTGATGCGATCCCCAGACAGCACCGCATCCCCTATACGTCGTTTGATGTCATCCAGAGCCATCCAAAGCCCTTCATATGACATGTTATTTTCAGATGGTTTAAACTCCATATGATCCTCCCTCAGAACAGTGTCAGCTGTTCCTGGTGTTGTTCTTTTTGCTGTATTAAAAAATGCCTGGCTTCAAATGCTCCATAGTGTGAGCCAGGACTATCAAATTTTGATACATAATAATGAGCGGAACCGAGAGGAAAGAGAAAGTACTCTACGCCCTTTTCTAACGGTGTAAACTCATTAGTGAGACATATTCCCTTCAAGGTCATGCCACGATTTCCCATGGCAACCGCTCGACCCTTTTCATACTTCCAGCACAGCCGACTTTACCAAGATTCCGACGTGCTGCTGGATAGGATTGATATGTGTCATACTCGCTCCATTTTGCATCTGTTAAGAGATCAGAACGCCAATAAGCAACGTATCCGCTCGCTGTATTGACAATACAAAATTCAGCAAATGGTGATTTTGAATACCAGATTTCTTTCATTTTGAATGCCTCCCTGCAGGAGGACGCTCCTGCTATAGATTTATTTTGTGTGAACTGCTGTAATTTAAATTTGTGAACTGGCCATCACGTGTCGTGATCTCCATCTTTCCGTACATCGGTGTTTCCGCCAAGAACACTTCATTGGAATGGCCATCTAGGATAATGACTTTGACCTCTCCCTTTGTCATAAAGCTATCAACGGAGATGTTAGAGTCTATATGTTTGTAAGGATTATTCATGCGCACAAGGCCTCCCATGTTATAATGAATTGTCGGGATTCATTAGAGCCGGAGCCTTGTGCTTTGGTTCTTTTTATTTGCGCTGGAGAGCTTGCAAATCACACACACACATTCTAAATAGGTGTTCGTCATTTAAGTCTAAGGACAAGTCAATTAGAGCCTTCAAATCATCTTCAGTGATCGTTACATCCAAGTTTTTAGCCCAATGTTTAGGAACAGCTGTAGACTTTCCTTTAAGCGGCTTCACTAAAATATTTTTGTCAGTAACTTTAAGTACGTAACCAGATATATGAAACATTCTGCGATTAACTTCACCCAAAACTTCCACCCAATCGCCTTCTACAATCTGTTTCATCTCCTGAAGCTCCTTCCGCATTTAGTGCAAATTGGACCATTAAAAACCCGTGTGCAAAATTCCAACTCATAGCCTCGCTCAACTGAAACAAGGTTCCTACACTTAAAGCAAAAGAAGTGCTTATGTTTGAAGAAAAACTTGATTTTATTAATCATCTGACAAGCCTCCATCCTTTCTTAATCCTACTGACTAGTTCATATTTTTTAAGTGGTTCATAGAGGTGGACGTGCTGTCCATCCTCTTCGCGATAAAGCAAGAACCACCGTTTTGATCGTTTGCGTGCCATCTTATGCAGCCCCGTCTTCCTCATCTTTTTGATCATCTTTAGGAAGATCATCTTTATCTGGAACGGTATCATCTGAACCCTTTTCACCTTCAGCTGCTTCTTCTTCAGCATTTTCCTTTTGCAACGGTTCAGCTTCGTTGGCTTGATCCTGCTTCCAGTCCCACCATTTTTCAGCAAGCGGGGCAACTGCTGCTCGGTAGTCATTGATCAGATCAACGATGGTGCCGGAGGACATCTCAAGCTCAGTGGCCAACTTCCGGTATGATTCACCTTCAATGCGACGCTTCGCGATCTCTGACATATTTTCAGGAAAGCCCTCCTGTTCTGGAGCCATACCTTCAACGATGAATCGATCAACCACTTCCCGCTCAATCTCCATCGGCTTTTCTTCAATTTTTGGTTTTTCTTCAGGCAAACCAAGTTCAGCTTCGAGCTGTTCTGACTCAGGTTTTGCTATATAGACCACACCGCTCTGATCTACTTCATAATTTACAATTGGTCGTTCGGTGTTTGCGTTAATCTGCACGTTATAGCGGACAATGTCACTTTCAATCTCCACTTTCACGTCCTTATCAATCATTTCTGCAAGGTTTTGAATTCTGTTGCCTAGCTCCTTTGTTGGCACTTCCAACACTAATTCTGTAACCCTTTTAGGCTTGTGATTCATTTTTTTAACCTTTCCGTTGAAATTTATAAAAGACATATTTGTTCCTCCTCATGGGTTGGTGTAAGAGTTGATACTTCGACTTCGATTCTTGGTGTGCTGCTGTAAAATTTACTTACATGCAGATCAACAATTTGACTATCATCCTGCCAAATTACTTTATTCAGGCCATCTTTTATCCCTTTGATGTAGTTATCAACATCCGGCTTCTTAGCTGGTCTCAGCTCGCCTCTTTCAGCTTCTGCAGCCTTTTTCTTGCTGAAGCTTTTCAATAATGATTTATAGACTTTCACCTTCAATTCAAGTGGTCCTGTGAGGAGCTGATCTGGACGATGATCACTTGCAGCCAGCTTTACATAAGACTTAAAGTCTCTTGATTTTTTTGGATCATAAAGTCTTGTCATTCCATTTACAGTCGTAGCCCGCGGTCTCCCTTGTGCAACAGGTTCTGCGTAAATGGTGAATGCTATTTTCATAGTTTTTCATCTCCTTGAACATAACGACTAGTCGCATGGTACAAGTACCCTTCTTCATCTTCATGATCCCAACCGTTTTTCATATCAGCAGGCATGATTTTCACCTTTGTTGCACAGTTGTCACATGCGGTGTATCTAAAGCCCTTATAAACCTGCTTGTCCTCTTTCAATCCACACTCAGGGCATTGAAATTTAGTCTTCCATTTCATGCGGTCAGGTTCTGGATTTTCCTTTTGAACTAGAGCTATGCTTTTGACTTGATCCATCAAGCTTACGTGTTCCCCGATGCTCGCATTCAAAGTCCGTTCATTATTCAAAAGAGCAGTTGATCTTGGTCTCGTTCTCTTTGGTTCTGAAGGAGCAGGAGTAGCTTTCTTTTCATCCTTTGATTTAGAAACATCTTGGTTTTCTTGAAACCGTTTGATTTGACTGGTCACGATAGAGGGCGGAGCGACTCGTCCAGCACTTTGACTTGTATTGATATTTAGTGGTCCTCCATGCATGTATGCAGCCAGTTGCATGATCAGACGATTGCAATCTGCAGCTTTGTAATTATCTGCTTCAAAATTCACTTCTTTACCAGAAGTACTGTCTTTGATTTGTAATTTAATCACTCTGCTTCCTCCTCGATTTCGATTTCCATCCTGGCATTGTAGGTCTCAATGTTGTTCCCTCGCTCACTCTTGGCTGAAATGACTAACATTTCGAGTTCATAGAGTGATAGTTTTTCGAGACTTTCATTCTCCGGTTTATATCCAATGCGCTTCAGTTCGTTGAGTAGGAACTGTTTACGTTGATCGCTATTGATTGACATGTTCATTCCTCATTTCACATTGCGGCTTCCATTTGCCGCGATAGATTTAAAAACTTCCCGTACTCTTTCACAAAAGCGGCGGTTATTGTTCCTGTTGATCCATTTCGTTGTTTTGCAAAAATGATTTCTACAATGTTTTTAGCTTCGCTTTTTTTGTCATAGTAATCATCACGATAAAGGAAGGTCACAATATCAGCATCTTGCTCAATGCTCCCTGAATCTCGTAAATCAGACATCATTGGACGTTTATCTTGCCGCTGTTCAACTCCACGTGAGAGCTGCGATAGCAAAATGATGGGAACATTAAAGCTTCTCGCCATATTCTTTAATTCTCGTGTGATTTCTCCCACCTCATGGTTTTTGCTTTCTGACTTTCCGATAGGTGTAATGAGCTGCAGGTAGTCAATGATGACTAAATGATCTTGATCAGGATGATCTTTCTTTGTCTTACGGATTTTAGAGCGAATGTCTGCGACGGTTTGAGTGGGTTGATCATGAATATAAATGTCTAATTTTTCGTATTCGCCCATAGCTTTGTTGGCTCTATCATAATCATCCTCACTAAAATATTTCTTTGGATTCCTCCACTTTGTGCCTTCAATACTTCCTACGCTGCTTAACATACGGTGTGTCAATTGTGTATCTGACATTTCTAGTGAAAATATGTCGGTTACTCCGCCATTTTGCGCGTTATTATAACCAAGATTGAGAGCGAATGCTGTTTTCCCCATCGATGGGCGAGCAGCTACGATAATCAAATCGCTTTTTTGCCAACCACCTGTCATAGCATTCAGGTCCGCAAGACCAGTGTCGACTCCTGTAAGATCACCATGATCTTCTTCCATGCTCATAAAAATCTCGGTTAATACATCCATTTTCGTGCGAGTCTCTTTTACACCAACCTCTTGAGCTTCAATTGTTTTTTGATAAAGCTCAGTGATGCCCTCATCAGTAGGAGAACTAGCAAATGCTAAAGCAGCACTTTGCACATCTCTCAGTCTAAAAGCCTCGTAAATTAATGTTTCATAGGTTTCAAATGAATGAGTAGATGGAACAGCACTTGCTAGGTTAGTTAAATATTCAAATCCACCAACTTCATTCAAACTGTCTCCCATAGATGCAGCGATATTGGCCAATTCAACAGGCTTACCTAGCTTGTCCACTTCCCTCATCGCTTCGAAAATCCGCTTATGCCGTTCTTCAGCAAAATGTCTGGGCTCTAGTGCCGTTTCCTTAATCAGATCACCCTCAAGGATGATACAACCTAATAAAAACTGTTCAGCCTCTACGTTTCGCAAATTTTGCATTTTGTTCCCACACTTTCTGTTTCGCTAAGAATTCATTTTGCTCTGGTTGTTTAATTTTGATCTCTGCGATAGCAGGTGGGAATCTCTTTTCAGCAATGTGCTGGTCAATCTTTTTCAAAACCTGTTCATAGGGTTGATCCTTTAAGTGGTCAAGCCAGAGTTTAATTCTTTCTTTTCCAATCGAGTCTGTAGTGAGTTCAAACCTTGGATAGGCAGCTGCAATCCTTGTTAGGATAGACATTGCTTGCTCTTGATCCATGTTCATCAACCTCCTCCAAATTTAATCCCATTTTCTTTTGCGTATTGAGCTAGTGCGTCTAAATTACTTTGCCTATGCTGCTTTGGTTTAAATTCAGAAACATTGTTTTTAAGAGGCTGATGTTGGTGTTGCTGTGTATGCCAACGATCAAGAATCGCTGATTCCAGGTATGCAAATGATTTAATACTGTCTGCTCTATGCTTTGGTTGATATTGATCAAATACCTCGTCGATCCACACCAATATGTCTTCAAGTGGGATTTGCTCCTTGAGAATCCTTTCAATGGCAGCTGAATCTTTTGGTGTTAACATCAACCCACCTTTTCGAGATAAGTACTTTTCTTCGATCTGCTGGAAAGGAGTTAAATCATTTTCTACTGAGACTCTCTTTTCTTCTTCCTCTTCTTCTTTAATTCTTAAATTCTTTAATTCTTGATATAGTTCCGACTTCGTACCGCTTTCGTTCCGTCTTCGTTCTGCGATAGGTTCTTCTTCCGTTCTGGGTTCTGTTTCGTGATCACTTGAAAACTCTTGGTACGACTCGTACTTCACAATGGTGAATAGTGTTCCTAGTTCCGTTTCGCTAACAGTGATGATGTTGTTCGTAACAAGTTTCTTAATTGAACGCATAATTGTACTTTTAGACAGCTTTTTTAGCCCTCTTCCTTCTTTATAAGCGAGGTCCTCACATAGTTTTGAGTACGATCTTATGTACTGGCCCTTATTTAATACAACTCCATTTATTTTGAAGCCATCTTGATGACTAGCTCTCATAACTAATAAAGTGAACAGTCTAAAGGTAGTCACGTCATTCCATAATTCATGTTCTAATATTTTCCGATGCAGCTTTACCCATCCAGTAGACAAATAACTTCCTCCTCTCCAACATCTTCAATTAAGGTCTTTTAACCTCGCATAGAGCGTACATTCCACTGATCCTAATAAAAGTAAGACCTGGCTCATTTCTTTGGATATAACCCTTTACATACGCTCTAAATAACGCAGCTTGATTACGATTTGATTTAGATAAAGACAGGTACACAAACGGAATAGGAACTTTAATGATTAGCTTCTCAATCACTAGCTGTTCACCAGCTCGGAAAAATGGATAATGCGGTTAAGTCGATTTGTAGATCGACAATACTTACACTTTTCACATCTTCTAGGTCTTTCTCCGCCATGCTTAACCTGAACGATCCGCTCCATGTTTTTTTCTATATCTTCTAACTCAATTTCCATCCTTGACTCATCAATATTGATAACTGCTTTATCTGGTGGATCTTCTTTTGATATGGCCACAATCAAAGGCTCTAACCAATTACTACGTCCTGCTTCCTGTCTTTCTATTTCCGCATAGAGGGCCATTTGAGCAATATATCCGTAGGCTTCTACAAATGAACAATAGCCAAGCTCTTGATCCCATATTCTTTCCCTGAGAGAACGAGTTGTTTTAAGATCAGCAAAGCGGCCACCTGCAGGGTTGTACACATCGAGTTTTCCTTTCCAAAGCACTCCGAACAGTTCACCTGTGATAATCACTTCTTTATCTCCTTGAAGAACAAACATGCACAAGTCGTCATTCTGTATAGCTTCAATCATGAGATCAGCTAATTGATATTGTTTATAAAGCTGGCCCTTTTGTGTAAATAGAGCAGGTGTGTTCATCTTAAATTCATCAAAGGCCTGCTCTCCTTCAAGCCAGGCATGAACATATTGTCCAAATAGAAGAGCCTCAGAGGACGGCGGCTGCCATTCACCGTTGAGTTTTGCCATTGTAGCCGCCTCACACTCTAAGAAACTCTTATATTGAGAATTTGACATATAAACTCGGTCTATCTCGTTAGAGTAATAATTCTCCTTGTTGATTGTCGGAATCATCATTTGCTGGCTCACCAGCCTTTGCATCACTCTCTTTTTGCTCCTGCTGCTTTAGAAACTCTTCTTCGATTTTGGATTTTGTGGCATTAGTAGCACCTGAAGTTTTGACGTTGAAATAGTCCTCTTTCTTTGCCATTCCATCACGAAGTGAAGTGTAGATGCGTCCTATTTTCAGATAATCTTGCTCGGTAAAGGCATCTAATTTGCTACCGACATATTCCTCGACCATTTCCTTCGTAACACCAAAATCAGCTTTAAATGTTGTTAATGCTTTTCTTAAACGGTCTTCTAAAGGCTCTTTATGACCACTAATCAGCGTTCTTTGACACATATCAACTGCAGCATCAACAATGTCTCCTGGTATCACTCCGAGAATGCACGCACGAACGCGACGAGCTCCTTGGTTTGCAACCAGTTCATAAATATCTCTTGGATCGTTGAGCTTTGTAATGGCTCCTTTTGCTTTTCGTTCATGCTTTACCGTAAATATTTTGGTCTGACGAGTATTGGTTTCAAGATCCCATGCATAAGCCATAACAGAAGATTCTCCTGCTTTTTGTTCAAGTTCCATGATTCCGTAATCAATGTTTCCCCAATTCTGTGCCAGAGCTTCAGCCAGACGAATTGAAGGACCTGATACCTTTGTTCCACCTCGTGGATATTCGTAGACAGCATTCTCAGCTAATAACCTACGCTCACATGCTTTCTTGATTCGTTCAAAAGCAGCATAAACGTCTCTTGGAAACTTCTTTGCTATGACCATAGCTGCTTGTACTTCCTGTGCCTGCCGACTAACCATAGCTTCGGTTGTTACTGAAGTTCCTGCTGATGGCTGTGAAGCTGCCATATAGTTCGAGTAATCAACATTTGACAATCCATTCATATAAGAACCCCCCATTGAATTTAGGTGCCAACCTGCTTATAATAGTGGTTGACACCTTATTCTGTGTCTGGTTATTTAGATGAGAGTTCACTTGTTGGGAGTGAACTCTTTTATTTTGCTGTTTTAAATTCAAAATCAAGTTCCTCTGCAAGATATCGTTCTAGATTTTCTCGCAAGATCAGTTCACCCGAATTTTTATCCTCAACATAGTCATCTTCTAGCAAAATCTCTGACCCATAAAAATCAATTCCAAAGTGTTCCTCTTGCCTGACCATATCTTTTGGATAGCCATATCTATTAATCTCTGTGATAATCGGATGCTCAATATTCATCTTCTTTCCTCCTCTTCTGTTTGGTGTAAGCATCAAGATATCTCTAATTTTGAGCGGATCGCATCTGCCTTTAGTTGTTGAAATTTCTCAAAGGCTTGTTTATCAGGAAATTGGAACATTGGCTTACCTTTGTTAGTCATCACAATTGATCCATTCACTTGTGATAAATAGAACTGATCAGACTGTCTCTCACTGAAAGGTTTAATAACTGGTTTAGTTCTCAAGGCTTCATTCCTCCTTAGCACATTATTTGATGCTTATTCGCATCGTCCGACCGCGGATAGAGCATGATTTGAGGGGGTAGGTGTACACTGTCCCATCCGCAAGCCGGACGACAAGAATAAGCCTTGTCGTGATCTCTAAATAACGCTATAATGAGATCGATCATTTTGTTATTCATGGTTTGAAATGATTTAAGCAGTAAGTGTCGGAGCTTGCTGCTTTTTTCTGTTTTCTATTTCCGTTCTGATCTGTAATTCTAGAGCGGCTAATAAAATGAGCCCTTCCTCCGTATGACGCATCTGACATTGTTTCACGATATCTTTCGCCTTCATTAAGCGACTTGCTGTGAACAAATACTTCACCTATATCAATCCTCTCAATCTTTTTTTTAGTGATTTTGGATATTTGATTTTTGTAATTCTCGCAGCCTGTTTTAATAAATGAACTTTAGCTTGGCTTTCGTAACGCTGAATTTGGTTTAATGATTTAGCAATATCTTTGTGAGCTGCTAATGCCGTATCGATATCAGCACTCTCTAATGCTTTCATTAATCTTTTTTGTAGTTGTTCAATACAGATCATTTCAGCTGTTATCCCTTCATGATCAATACTCTTGAAAATCGCTTTTCTCATCTTCATCCTCCGAACAAAGCCATGATGGCCGTTATTTGCTGTGTGACTGCCAGTGGATCAATGCCGCATAATGTAGCAATCATTGCTTCTTTAGCGTTTGTGGCTTCCATCCACCGTACATATGTAGGTACATCAAGCACCTTCTGATCATTTTCGATCTTTGATATGCAGCTACGAGAGCGGCTAAGCATTTCCGCTAACTTCTCTTGGGAAATGCCTGCCTGCACTCGGGCTTTACGAAGCACCACACCCAACTTCACCCCCTCTTCACCCCCTCTCAATGTTCCTATCTGGAACAAGTAATCACTGAAAGAAGTTTTAACCTAAGAAGTGATTAGGATCTTTCCGCTTTCTTTTTCAGGAAGAAAATAGCGTTAGGATTTGACCCGTATTTTTGCCGGAAAGCTTCACGCCCTTTTTCCTGAACTTCACGCAAAGACATCACAGGAGTGGTAGCGGCAGTGTATGGCTCCCACCCTTTTTTAGTAACACGATTTTGCAAGGTGTTATAGCTGATACCATTTGATTCAGCTAACTTGACAAGATCCTCTGAGAATTTACGACGCTTGGTTCTTGGAGAAAATTCGCTCAATCTCTTCGCGTGTTCGTGTGGATCTATCTTTGGTGTATTAGCGGCCTTTTCGCTATCCCACCCTAACCTCAGTCTTCCAGTAAAGATGGATCTCGAGATGCCATTTTTTTCAGCAATCTTTCCCCATTTACTCCATTCCACTCTGCCTTTATCCCGATCTTGGAACTGAACTGGCTCGGCTAATGCTCGCTGTTTACACCAACCTCTCCTACGTATCCGACCGATGAGTGTATCCTTACATATGCCGTTTTCTTCGGCTTGCGCAAACTCTTCCGGTGTAATGTAAAAATCGTATGGGTTATACATTTTTGTTTCTCCTTTCAGGCATAATTTTGAATATCTTTATAGCCTCAATGTTCCTATCTGGAACATGTTCCGAATTGGAACAGGCAATCAACAAAAGATGTTGTACCCTATGAAGTGATTAGGCTTCTTCCTCATTACTTGGTTGAACACTTTCATTGATTTGCTTGTTGATCCACTCATTCAGGGAATCAACCCGAAAGTAAATTTTCTTTCCTACTCGAAAGTGAGGAAGTTGTTTGTTTCTACATCTGATATAAACTGTTTCCTTATGAATTCCTAAGAACTCAGCAGCCTCAGGTGGCGTTAATATTGTTTTTTGCATTTTGTAAACCTCCTATAGAACTTGTAAACCATAAGAACCACAAAATTCATTTTATTAACCGGTATTCTCTTTTTTATTTTGTAACTCTTGTGTACCACTTAATTCAAAAAAAATATCCCGTGGATCTTTATTTAAAACACTTGCAATTCTCAGCATAGTGAAGCCAGATGGCTCTTGTCCATGAAGCTCAATTTTTGTAATGTTTGCGCGAGACATTTCAGTTCTTCTTGCCAGTTCAGATATTGACATTCCAACACCTTTTCTGATCTCACGTAATCTGTTAGCGAAAACCATGTGTTACACCTCCTTGAACAAATAGTAACACATGGTTTCCAGTAGTGTCAATCATGTTTTACACTTATTCTGTTTTAAAGTTTTTAAATATAATGTAAACTACGTATTACAGGTGATGCTAATGTCCAAACTTGGAGAATATTTGATAAAAGCAAGAGGGAAACTGTCTCAAAGAGAAGCTGCCAAACGAATTGGCATAAGTCATACCTACCTTGGGAAAATTGAAAATGGGAAAGACCCAAGAACAGGTAAAGAAATCAAACCAACTCCGGAAACACTAAAATTAATTTCTAAAGCATATCAATGTGATTATGAAGAATTAATGATCAAAGCTGGTTACATCGATGAGAGTGAGACAAGTACTTCTGATAGTCCCAAACTGACTCAGTATCAAAGAAAGATTTATGAGTGGGCAAAATCCCATGACGGATTGTTCTTTGATAGTAAACCGGAAGATGTGGAAGAATTAATTGAAGAATTTGAAGTGGTATACGAGTTGTTTAAAAAGAGAAAAGAGAGAGAGAAAAAACAGAACAAATGATTCCTTTAGGGGGCAATTATGAGGGAGAAATCAATATTTGTAATTTGCCTATCATTGTTCGTTCTCTTAGCTGGATGTAACTCAACTAAGACGACGGATGAACCTTCGGCAAACTCACAAGAAAAAGTTTCAGAGAAAAGGCAAAAAGAAACTAATGAAAAACAGACCAATGACAGTTACAAAGATGATGAAACAGGAGAATTATTTAATTACTTAAAAAGCCAAGAAAAAATTGAATCACAGAAAATGGGCCCGCTCAATATAAATTTTGAACATGTCAACATAATGAAGTTGTCAAATGTTCCTGATGATCGACTAAGTGACTATCAAAGTTTAACTGATATTGAATTAACAAACCCTTTCCATTTTATTGATATTAAATTTTCAGTAGAAAATACAGATAAAAAAACCATTAATTTTTCTGGTATTAGTCACATAATTTTAGATACAAAAGAACAGATTAAGGTCAGTAGTAATAATCTTTATACTGATATCGACCAATATGATATGAAACTTTTTGGAAATGCAAAAAGAGAATATCAAATTGCTGTACCAATAGAATCTGATGTTGCTAAAATCGAAAACGTTAGAATTGTGATGAGTGAACCATTTGACGAAAATTTGCATAGTGTTTCCGAATCGAAAGAATTAACTGTTAAATTAAAATAAATGCTCAGTAAGAGTATTTATTTTTACCTGAAATAAGAACATAAGTTCCCTAAAATGTTATAACCCCTTTTATTGAAATACATGATGAGTCTGCTCTAATCACCATCGAAGTTTTTTTGTGTATCTCTTGGTTTTCGACCTTCCTGAAGTCTGAGTGCTCTTTCAATTCTTTCGATTCTCTTTTCTATATCTGTATCACCATCACTAACAGCTGTGGTAGTTTCTCCACTTTTAAGTAATTTTTCAGCTTTCTGGCTATAATCTTTACCTGTTAATAAGTAATCAATAGAAACATTAAAAAATTCAGCGAATTTTACCAGAGTAGCATAATCTGGCTCTCTGTTGTTTCGTTCATACATACTAATGGTACTTTCGGCAAGGCCAAATACACTACCCACTTTTTCTTGGGAGAGTTTTTTGTTCTTCCTTAAAATGCGTAAACGATCTCCAAATTTCATATTCATCACCTAAAAGAAATAATATCACGTTTTGTGACTTTTTAGTAAATATTCACAAAGCGAATTAGAAGGAGCTTGTCAGAATGAAATATATCTATACTCATTTAGAAGATAATGTTAATAAAATTTATGCAGATATGAAAATTTTGAATCCTTCTGACCAATCTATTGATACTATCTCTGGGAAATTAGGGATTGAAATTTGTTACAAAGAAATCTCGTCAAGAGCCATAATAGATCAAGACAGCCGGATTATTATCTTAGATAAGAGATTGAGTAACAGTATTAGATGGGAAAAGTTTTGCCATGAAATCGGCCACATTCTTTTCCATAGTGGTAATCAACTAATGATGCCTGACTCTTTCAGATTATATCAAGAATGGAAATCAAATAATTTTATGTACCATTTTGCAGTACCTACTTTTATGTTGAGATCTGTAAATTTACCTGTAGAACCTAATCAAGCAATTCAATTTATAACTAGAACTTTTAAAGTTACTCCAACATTTGCAAAACACCGTTTAAATCTCTACTACCAAAAAAAATTCTCGCAGATGAGATATGCCGTAAATGGCTAGTAAAAAGAAGTGATCCGGATTACATACATCAGTTAAGGTGGTGAGAAGTTCTTTATGATGTCTTTTGGTGGCAGATTGAAAATGGCCCGTATAAAAAAACAATATACCCAAAGTGATATGGCACGTTTTTTGGGTATCACAGCTCAAGGTTATGGAAAATATGAAATTGGAAAATCTGAACCTGATATAGCTACTCTGATTAGAATCAGCAATTTATTAGATGTATCTATAGATTATCTTGCCAAAGGTGCTGAAGCAGATCACATTGAGTATCTGTTAAAAGACCCAGTGGCATTATTGACTAGCCGAGCCGGTAATATAACGAGAGAAGAAGCAAAAAAAATCCTCAAATGGGTGATAGATCAAGATTTGAAATGAACTTAAACAATTGCCTTTGAAAGTAAATTCGAGAGAAATTAAGTAAGGAGCTTGTAGACTATGCCTAGTATTGAAAAAAGAGGAGAAAAGTCATTTCGTCTTATTTTAGAAGTAGGAACAAAAGGAAATAGAAAAAAAGAATACAAACCTATCAAGGTTGAAGATCCTAAAATACTAAAGTCAAAAAGAAAGCTAAGTGCATACTTAGAAGATGAATGGTATAAATTCAAAAGGGAGTATGAGGCAGGCGCTTATATAAAACCTGAAAAAAGAACTTTTAAAATGTTTCTCACTGATTGGGAAGAAAAATATGCCGTTAAGTCATTAGATGAGGGAACACTTGAAACTTACGACTATATAGTTAATAAGGAAATTCTTGAATACTTTGGGGAAATGGAGCTTGAGAAGGTTCAACCAATTCATATTCTCAACTTTCTTGATGATTACACTAAGAAAAATCCAGATGCATCAAGTTCTAGCGTCCACTCTCGTTATAGAATTTTAAGAGATATTTTTGGGAAAGCTGCTGATTGGCGTTTGATAAATGAAAACCCTGTGGCAGCTGTGAAGCGACCAAAAGTAACATATAAAGAATACGACATATACACCGAGGAAGAAATCAAAGACCTTTTTAAATTATTAGATGAGGAAGCATCTTTATTCCACCGAGTAGCCATCAAATTTGCTCTTACCGGTGGTTTCAGACGCGGTGAACTAATTGCAATTGATGAAAGCGATCTCTCATTTGAAACGAATGAAGTGCGTATTGATGAGAGTCTACAATATACTAAAAAGTATGGATACCGCTTTAAAGAGCCTAAATCTAAATCAAATCGCACCGTCTCATTGCCAGCGGAAGTAATGAAAGAAGCAGCGATCTTATTAAGAGAAGTAAAGAAGAACAGATTGATGTTAGGCGAGTTGTGGGAAGGTTGTCCAGGAGATAAAGATAAGCTTTTACTATTTGGTGGTGATCGCGGCAAACCGCTTTATCCTACTTCTTTAAATACATGGTGGGATCGATTTGCAAAAAGGCACGATATTAAGAGAATTCGTTTGCATGATATGCGCCATACTCATGCAACTATGTTAATAAATCAAATCGGCAAAATACCTGGGTTTAATATCAAATCGGTCTCTCAGCGTATGGGACATGCAAATGTTAAAACAACTCTTGATACTTACACACATGCGGTCAGAGAAGCAGACACTCTGGTGGCGGATGCTATATCAAACTTATTGCAAATTCGATAA